GGGGCCCCCCCGGCGGCCCCCCCCGCCACGGCGATCAGCATCCTGTTCGCGTGCATGACTGGCATCGTACGCAGGGGGCGTGATGGCGGACGGCGACGACACCCGCGCCCCCTACACCGAGCTGATACCCCGGCCGGACCCCACCCGGCTGACCACCGAGGCCGTCGCCCGCGCCACCGACATCTTCCGCCGCGAACTCCAGGCGCTCCGCGAACTCCACGACAAGGACCTCGCCGCGCTCCGCGAGCTCCTCGACGCCCGGTCCGGCGCGGACACCCAGGACCGGGCCAAGCTCTGGGAACGGACCGAGGACCTGGTCCGCCGGTTCACCGACGCGCTGACCGACTTCCGCGCCGAGATGGAACACCGCGACCGGGCCAACCGGGAACTCGTCGAGCAGCGGCTCGGGGACCTGGACAAATCCCGCACCGACGCCGCAGCCAGCGTCACCGCCGCGCTGGCATCCGAACGCGAGTACATCGAATCCCGGATCGGCGCGCTCCGCGACACCCTCGAGCAGCGGCTCGGCGCCATGGACATCGCCACCCGCGTCCTCGCCGGCAGCGTGGAGAAGTTCCCCACTGACATCGACCGGGCCGTCGACTCCGGCCGCGAGGTGATGATGGGGGAGATCCGCCGTGTCGGGGACGTCACCCAGGAGAAGTTTGCCGCGGTCGACGCCCTGTTCGCGTCTAACGCCCTGGCCCTGGCCGCCGCGCTGGCCGCGCAGGAGAAGGCCGTGGCCGCGCAGAACGACAGCAATACCCTCGCCATCAGCAAGTCCGAGTCCACCACGAAAGAGGCGATCGCGGCGAACCAGGCCACCGCCCGGACCGGGCTGGAATCCCTGACATCCACCGTCAGCGACATCAAAGATCGCGTTGTGCGGATGGAATCGGCCGGGGTCGGCGCCGCCGGGCAGCGCACCGACCAGCGGGCCGGCCTGAGCACGATCTTCGCGGCCATCGCGACCCTCGCTGCGGTCATCTCGTTCGTCTTGCTCATCGTGAAACCCTAGGGGGGACCGTGGCCGCCGAGGCGTGGGTTGCCGCCCATCGTAAGCTCGTCGTCGCCGTCACCGGCGCCGCCCTCACCCTGGCCATCCAGGTGTGGGGCACCGGCAACCCGTGGGTGTCGTTCGCGATCCTGGCCGCCACCAGCCTCGGCGTGTACGGCGCCCCCAACCAGGCCCCGGCGCCCGCCAGCACGCCGCGGGCTGAGAAGACCCTGATACCTCCCGAGCGCGGCGGGTACAGCGCCGGGGGTACCGTCGTGTCCGACCTGCCCCCGCCCCCGCCGTCCGTGACGGCGCCGCCGCCGTCGGTTCCGGAGTTGCACGCTCCACCCGTAGTGCCTCCCGCCGCCCCGGAGTGACCCGCCGCGCCGGGCCCGCCCTGACCCCCCGCGAACACGATGTCCTGGACCTCCTGCAAACCTGGCTGACCCCCCGCGAGATCGGCGGGCGGGTCCACATCAGCACCAACACGGTCAAGACCCACACCTACGCCATTTACCGCAAGCTCGGCGTGTCGTCCCGCCGTGAGGCCGTCGCCCTGGCCCGCGCCCGGGGCATCATCACCGCCGGCCCCGGAACCCGCAGGCAGCCGTTAGGAGCCCCGGATGACCGACACGCTACTCCCCGACGTCAGCGAGTTCCAGACAGGAGCGTCCGCACCCGACTGGGCCGGGATCAAGAAGCAGAACGGCGGCGCGGGCATCTGCCGCGTCGGATACGGCACCCACCACCTCGACCACATGTTCGCGGCCAACTACACCGCCCTGAAAGCGAACAAGTACTCGTTCATCGGCCTGTACCACTACCTCGTCGGCAGCCAGGACGCCGCCGCGCAGGCCGCCCAGTTCTGCTCGTGGATCGGCCCCCCGTCCGCGGTCGCCCCCGGCACCGTGTTCATCGCCGACCTGGAAGAAGGCGCCGGGAACCAGCGCGGCCGCGCGGAAGCATGGCTCGGGTTCGTGGACCGGTTCTACAAGCTGGACTCCCGGCCGCTGCCGGAACGGTCCTGGCTCTACGCGGGCGCGTCCTTCGCGGCGGATCACGGCCTCACCCCGATCTTCTCCTCGCCGCGGCGGACCTGGGTCGCCGCGTACTCCGCGGCCGAGCCGAGGCTGGGTCACACGCTGTGGCAGTCGACCGACGGGAAGACGGGATCGCACATCACCGCGTGGGCGGGGTGCGGACGGACCGACACGTCGCTGTACCACGGGCCGCTGGCCGGGCTGGCCGCCATGGGATGGAAGGCCCCGGCCAGGCCCGCCCGGCCGGATGACCGCTGGCACGGCGAATACACGACCGCCGGGCAGCTCTCACTAGCCGGCCTGGCCGCCAAGCTCGGCGTGCCGCCGTCGACGCTGCTGCGGATGACCGCGGTCCGGTTCGGGACGTTCGGCGACGCCCTCGCCGCCTACCTCAACGCCATCCACTCCGGCACCAAGCCCGTGGACACGCCGCTGCCGAAAGGCATCCGCCTGTGGGTGGACTGACTGCAAGCTGAGACCCGCGTTCAGCACGCGCAACCGCCCGGCTCGCCCTCTCGGGGGCAGGCCGGGCGTGTTTTGCGTTCACGGCACCTCGGCAGCGGTGACGCCAGCGTCGCCGATCACCACCAGCAGCATCGTCCCGTCACGGCGGCGGACAAAGAAATCAGACCCGGCGGCACGCTCAGACTCGACGAACTCATAGAACTGCAGCGCCCGGTTGGTCACGTCGGTGCGGGACAGGCCGGTCAGCCTGACGGTGGCTTCCAGCGCCTCGGCCGCCTGGGGAATCAGTGCGGGAGGGGCGGTCTGATCGGTCATGATGCCTCCTCTACGGCCGCCCGCTTCGCCAGCGCGGCCAGCACCCGGCCGTACGCCAGGGCATGCTCCACCGTCGGCGTGTTCACGCGCGTCTCCCAGTAGAACACCGCCTGCGGAGTGACGCCGTGACCGCGGCGCTGCAGCTCCCGCGCCACCTCCGCACCGGACACCCCCGCGTCGATACGGGCCTGGCGGGCCCGCCCCGACTTCAGGTCAGCGCGGACGCGGGCAGCCTCGGCGAGGTCGGCGGGACGCATGAGGCAAGGCTAGCGGTCACGCCGTGGTCTCCAGCGTCTCCAGAAGCTGACTCCCGATGTACTCCGTGTACGCGGGCGGGATCGCCTGTGACAGCTCGTTGCCGGTCATCCAGTCGATGCCCATCGCCTCGGGGCCGAGATAGGTTCCGACGTCTCCGGTGATGGACACGTTCCAGCCCTGCTCCCAGAGCGCGCGGCGGTTCTTCGTGGCGGTCCTGGTCTTGTGCTTGCGGTGCTCGATCGCCATGACCAAGCCGAAGTGGTCGCTTAGCTCGAACCAGCGCACCCGGTCAACGCGCAGCTTGAACATGCAGCCGCAGAGCTTGAGGTCGGGCCGCATCGGGGCGCCCTCGACGTTCTCGATGATCCACGGGCCACCCCACGCCGTCAGCCTCTTGCGGGTGTCGGGGAGCATCCAGCCGGTGTCATCGGTGCCGGACAATGCCGCTAGCGGCGTGTGGTCGTGGCACGGCGGCGAGGCGTGGATCGCGTTGAAGCCGTCCAGCGGGAACGTCATCGCGTCGGCCTGGACGAACTCGAACGGGTACCGCGGCTGCGGGCTGATATCCACGCCGGTCACGTCGAACCCGGCCCGGTGGTAGCCGACCGAGCAGCCGCCCGCCCCGCAGAACAGATCGAGCAGCCTCGGTCGCGCCATGTGCCGCCTCTCAATCAGACGTTAAGCAAACGTCAATTTTTACCGTTAGTACCCACTGTTCGTCACCACTTGAAGGATTCAGTTCACGCGACCTGGGGAAACATGCCGCAGACACACCGTGGACCGTTTCCCTACTCAGGACAATATCCCCGTGAATGAAGCTCACACCGCCTCCCAGTCATCGAACAGCGACACCTGGCCGTCCGGCACCGGCGGCGGCTTGGCCACCATCATCGCCTTAGCGCGCTCAGCCGGGTCCGTAGTCCTCCAGCGGGCGAGGCGGGAGTAATCGCCGGACATGTCGACGCTGATCCCGGTGCGGCCGTACGCGGCGGCTACGAGGGCAGTGGTGCCCGTCCCCCCAAATGGATCCAAGACGAGAGCCGGGCGAGTCGGTGGCGGTGCCCAGTCCTCGAGGTGGTACTCGCGCCACGGGCCAACCCGCGGCCGGTCACCAAGTCCGCCCTTGCCGCCCCAGCCGGAGCCCACGTTCTCATAGGTGCCAGCATCCACGGCAGCAGCGTGCCGCCCGTAGGGGCCGCTGGGGTCGCCGGTGCCGGGGTGGTCGGTGTACGGGGTGCAGGCGCACGCATAGCCGGTGATGGTGTACAGCGGGTTCGTGCGCGGAACCCTCGGATCGTCGAACGAGCCGGGCTTCCCGCTGTTGACTCCCGGCGCGCGCCCCTTGCTGCCGCCTGCGTAATGCCTGACGTGCTCGATGGTGCTGACCGGGCGGCGGCCTTCGCCGCAGGCGGTACACACACCCGGCGGAGACCACCCCAGCACGCACCGCCGCGGCAGCTCCATCGGGAACGCCGCGAAATGATCCACGCCGAGCGCCGCCGGGACAGTCAGAGGCTGCGACGGGATGGGCCAGACAGTGGCAGCCCACGGGTCCGGTGCCAGTTCCCGTTCGGCGTCTTCGGGGGTCATGACACCGCGTGCGACGTCTTTGAGGATGGCGCGGAGGGGTGCGAGTGGCGGGATGTCCCACACCGACCCGGGCAGCTTCCCCAGCGGGTTGCTAGTCATGTCGCCGAGGTCGTCGCGCCGTCCGTAGTCGAATCCCGCCATGCTTTCCGCGCTGCCGCCCCCGTTCTGGCTCCGGCCTCGCCTGTAGCCGTTCCTGCCGAGAGTCGCGATCGCGTGCGGTTCGCGGATCTCGTCTACCGCCGCGTAATACCTCGGCTGGCGCGTGAAATGAAACAGGTACTCGTGCGACGACCGGCACCGGTCCGTCACGCTTTCCGGAAGGCCATTGGGCTTGCTCCAAATTATGTCGCGGCGCAGGATCAGGCCGAGGTCATCCATGCACGCGAGGGCGTACCGCCACGGCAGGCCGATCAGTGACTTAGGTGGCGTCTCCGCATGATAAAGGCGCCGTTCGCCGCCCCATGAAGCGACGTTGCCCACGCCCATGCGCGGGCTGTTGGGATGCGGCATGGGTGACGTGCGGGGCCCGCTCGGCGCGCCTGCATACTTGTCGCCGAGGTTGACGAAGATCGACCCGGACGGCTTCAGCACCCGCACCCAGTCACGTGTGCAGGCCAGGAGCGCATCAAGCCATTCGCGAGGTGTCGCCTCGCTCCCGATCTGCCCTTCATAGACCTCGCCGGCATCGACGTACGCGCGAAGTCCGAAATATGGAGGCGAGCACACCACCAAATCCACGCTCTCGTCCGGCAGCGGCAGGTGCGCGGCATCCCCGCGTATCACGATGGCTGTCATCCCTGCCGCCTCGCTTCGCGCCACTTACGAGCCGCCTCATTGCGGCAGATACGGCACTCACGGCCGCGCTTTCCGGGCGGGATGTAGGTGTTCTCCTCGTCGTAGAGATGATCTTGGGGGCAGCGGTCAACGGCAGCGTTCCTTGCGACGAGCAGTGCCGGCCCTTCGCCGCGCCGCACGTTCTCCTGATGTGTCACGGGCTCAAGGTGGGCCGGGTTTGCACACGCCGTGTTCCTGCACAGATGGTCTAGCTCGAGGTCATCCTCAATGAATCCATTGACCTGCTGATAGACGATGCGGTGCACGAGGCCGGTGCCAGCATTCCGGGGGCCATAGCCAACGCGTCCGTAACCGCGAGGGTCCCGGGCTCCGGTCCATTCCCAGCACCCAGAGCCGGTGATGAGCAGCCGCGCCAGGATCGACCTGTAGCGGTGCGGCGGCAGGGGCAGGCGGCGGGCGTCACCGCGGAGCACGACAGCGGTCACGTCACCGCCTCCAGGCCGGGCAGCGGGTCTTGCACCAGCACCACCGGGACGTTCATGTGAAGCAGTATCCCGACTCGCACGAGCCGTCGTCATCACTGGCGAACAGCGCCTGGGTGCCCTCGGCGATGGCCTTGGTCAGCGGCATCCCCAGGTAGGTGAAATACACGGGGTCCTTCCCGAGTCCCGCCCGCTTGTCCTGGCATTCGCGCTCAAGGTCGCAGGCCGCGTCGAATAGCTCCGGCTGCTCCTCCCGCATGGTCTGCCACTGCGACAGCCGCTTCTGCGAGCAGAACCAGCAGGCGGATTTCGGCGGCACCGGCAGTCCCGCGCGCTCCAGGATGTCCGGGATGTCCTGCCGTCGCAGCCGCAGGGTCAGGAGCGGGTAGTCCTTGACGGTGCCGGGTTCGGGGGGACGGCCGCTGACGCGGCCGATCTCGTCCATGGTGAACCCGATCCCGATGACCGCGGGGTTCTCCGGGGTGGCACCCTGCTTGCGCGCCCACGCGGCGACCAGCTTGATCTTGAAGATGTCCGTGCAGGACCGGTTGCCGGGTGCGCCGTTGGCCATGCGGACGGGGATCGGGATGGACCGCTCCTGGCGCCGGACCCACTGCAGGATGGTGTCCGGGTCGCCGTTGCGCCGGGTCTTATGCAGCTCGGTGAGCTCCAGGCCGTGCGCGGCGGCGTAGGGGCGGGCGTGGTCGCGGATGTAGGCGAGGGTGCCGGGGTTCTCGGAGTCGTCGCCGACGTTGCAGAACACGAAACGCCGGTAGTCGATCTTGCGTTCGGCGGCGAGGACGAGGGCGGCGTTGGACTGCCAGCCGCCGCCGTAGCTGAACGCGCGCAGGGCGGTCACGTCACCGCCTCCAGGCCGGGCAGCGGGTCTTGCACCAGCACCACCGGGACCGCGCCCGCGGCCCCGGTCACGCGGCCGCGTCCATGATCATCCGGCCGATGTGCTCGGCGACTTGCGGGACGACGGCGTTGCCTAGTCCCCGCAGTCGGTCCACCCGGCCGGGTATCCCATGAGCCATTCGATCCACTCCGGGTTCAGCGGGCCAAGGATCGCGTTCGCTCCGTGTGACTGAAGTCCAGACCATCGGCTCGCGGTAGGAGTCGGCCACAGCTTCCGGCCCGCTGGTGGCACCTCGTCCCAGCTCTCGAACTCCTTGGGGAGTACTCCCATCGCCAGCTCCACGGCCTGCTCCAGCGCGATCGACGACTTGTGCCCCGCCAGCGTCAGCGCCTTCCGCGAGTTGCGGTTCACTGACGCCTTGGGGGTAGGCCACGATCCAGATGCGGTCCCGCTGGTGAGGGGCACCGATGGCCGAAGCCGGTATGCAGTCCCATTCCGCGTCATACCCGATCGCGGCCAGGTCTCCGAGTACGTGTCCCATTCCGGCAGCAAGGAGCCCTGGAACGTTCTCCATGAAGACGTAGCGGGGTCGCAGATGGCGAATGGTATCCGCGAACGCGGGCCAGAGCCAGCGGTCATCGGCAACGCCGCGCCGCAGTCCCGCGCTTGAGAATGGCTGGCAAGGGAATCCGCCGCAAACAAGGTCAGGGGCTCGCCTGTCTCCCCACCACTCCACGCAGGTTCGCACGTCGTCATGCCTGGGCACCTCCGGCCAGTGCTTCGCGAGTACCCGACGGCACCACGGATCGATCTCCACCTGTCCCACCACGGTCATCCCGGCCCGCTCCAGGCCCAGGTCCAGGCCGCCGATGCCGGTGAACAGGGACAGGACGTTCACGGCGGCCGCCACCGCGTCAACCCGCCGCTGACCCTGGCACCCGCCCTGGCACGTGACCCACTGCCCGCGCCGGGGGCGGCCCCGCGTCCGCGCCTCGTGACCGCAGTGCAGCGACGACACCCACCGGGCGGCCGGATCAGGCTGCATTGTCAGCCACGATCTCAGGGCGGACCGGGCAATCGTGACCCAGCTCAGCGCAGGGCAGGCACAGCCACACGCCGTCAGTCGGCTGGGTCTGGCCGTGGTGCGCGCAAAAGCGCTTCTCCCGGACGTGCTCGTGGACACACCCCGCGCGCAGGGTCACAGTCGCGGGCTCCGGGCATCCCCACGACCCGGCGAGGGACGCCTCGACGCTCACCGTGCCGCCGAGGTACAGGCCGATGTTTGCCTCGCATACGGCGCCCGGGTCAGGCTGCATCGGACCGCTCCCCCGCCTCGCGCCTGCGCAGGGCGCCCCGGTCCTCCCAGTCCCGCACGACGGCCTGGCGGCACGACTCGTCAACAGGCTCGCCGCGGCGCAGGTGCCGCCGGTACGCCGCCAGGGTGCCGCACGGCCTGAGCTCGGGTGCCCAGCCGGGCAGCGGCATGCCCGGGACGCCGCTCACCGGAGCTGCGCCAGGTCGGTCACCGGACGCGGCACCGGCGGCGCCTCCCGCGGGTACTCGGCGAGCAGGCCCGCGAGCTGCTCCCGGTCCCGCCTGAGCTCGCACTCGCGGCCGTAGGCGACCGCGGCGAGCTCCCAGTCTTCGGCTGGCCGGCCGTTCAGCAGGTCGTCGGCCATCACGCAGCACCGCCCTCGTAGCCGAGCAGCTGCCGGGCCATCGCCGCGCCCCGCTTCTCCGTTCCCGGCGGCACCACCGCCCGGGCGAACGGGTCCGCCGCGGCCCGCTTCAGGTCCCACGGCGAACCGTCCGGGTCCCGCAGCAGGCGGACCGTCTCGGCCAGGGTGCGGTCCCACGTCCACCCGGAGTTCTTCGCGGCGAGGATGGCGGCGGCGAGGATGTCGTGGTCCCAGGCGGGTCGGACGGCCCGGGCCAGGGCGAGCAGCTCGTCGGGAGCCGCGCGGATGTCGGGCGGCGGCTTGGTTGTCTTCATAGCGTCTCCGTGTGCACGCGGTGGCTTTCGGCCAGGCCGCACGCTTCGCAGGTGTCGGTGCGGCCGTCGGGTTTGAACGAGTGCGCTGCTACGGGCAGCGGCGGCGGGGGGCGAGCGTCCGCGCCCCGCGGAACGCGGGCGCTCGCCCCCTTCCTTCCCGTAAGGGAAGGGGGAAGGGCAACGTCTCCTGACGCGACTTGAGACGGCTCAGAAGACGGTCTATTAGACGGTCTAGAGACGCGTCTCCCGTTTGAGCTGCCGTTACGATGCTTTTCCAGCCATCGTTGCTGGCGCTGAGACTTCGCTTCCCGGTCCGCGAGCACCTTCTCGCGGCTCGGGTTATCCACAAGGTAACGCGGCATGTTGAAACCACCCGGGACGGTCTCCCAGAGGCCGACATCAAGCAGCTTTCCTGTCCACTCGGGCGTGCCGTACTGGGTGGCGAGCTCCGTCGGGACGAACCCGTCAAGTAGCTGCCGCGCCACGTAGTCACCGCACCGTGCGTAGAGCCCGAATGCTGCCGTGCCGGCCCGGATGACCGCCGGGTCGTCATATAGAGAGTCGTCCATCTGGAAGCGGGGCACCCCTTCACCCCGTCCCGCACTGGCGCAGATCCTTCTGCATCCGCTGAAGATGCAGATCGTGACGTGCCTTGCGCCAGCCTTCCTTGAATGCGGTTCTGACAAACCTGACTACATAGGCACCCCCGGCCGCCGGCGGCGGGTAGAGATAGTTCTCGTTGTCGGCAATGACGTCGACGATGAGAGCTACGTGGTCGAGTTCGACTGGGCGCCATGGCGAGATTCGGCCTTCGTCGTCGCTATAACGCCAGTCGAGCCGCAGGTCGCCGGGACCCTTCTTGCCGTTGACGATCCGGTATTCCATGGGCGGGATGCGGTAGGCCTCGCCTGCCTGGAACCTGCGTTCTTCATTCACGTCTGGTTCCCCCAGACTTCCCAGCCGAGGCGGCATCGCGAGCACTGGCAGACACCGGGCAGCTGCGTGCCCGCGCCCGCGCCGCAGCGCGCGAACAACTCGAGGTAGGGGCCGGGACTGGCCTTCATCACTAGGTCGTGGAAGACCTGCGGCTTGGCTGAGTGCTGGCCGCGCGGTGCCTCGAGCCAGTTGAGGATTCCGCGGTCCCTGGTGCGCAGGTCGCCGCGGACGCCGAACAGGATGAGCTCGGTGGAGACGCGGAAGTAGTTGCCCATGCCCATCTGCGGGCGGCCGTCGGGCTTCTTCTTCACCCAGACGATGTAGGTCTTGTAGGTGTAGCCCCAGGCGGCCATGACGCTGAATGCGTCGGGCAGGTGGCCGGCGGTTGTCCACAGGTAGAGGTGACCTGGGGACGCGGATTTCGGGCGCACCACTTCCTTGACGAGGTTCGTGCCGTCGGGCATGAGTTCCTCGCCGCAGAGCTGGGCGATATTCAGCGTTCCGTCGTAGTGGCCGTGGGCGTTGGCCCGGGTGGCGGTGTTGCCGTACCGCCAGGGCGGGTCGGCGACCAGCGTCGAGCAGAGCCCTTCGGCGAGCGGGACGGGTACGCCGGGCTTGTACTGGATCCGCTCCAGCAGGGCCTTACGAGAGACGACGCCGGCGTTCAGCGCCTCTTCTACCGCGTCGGCGTGTTCGGCAAGCAGCCGGAACCGGTGCCGATCGTTCTTCGGGATAGATTCCCCCGCTTGGGAATCTATCGGTCGTCCGCGCCCGTAGCTTCCGCGCTCGCCCGGTCCGAGCAGCTGGCCGATGAGCAACTCGGTACGCCGCGCCTCGCCCGCTACCAAGTCCCGTCCCTGGCGGTCGGTGAGGTAGCGGCGGAACGCCTCCAGCCGCCGCGTCAGTTCCCGTGCAGCACCGATATCGCCGCTCTCCCGGATCCGTTCCCGCGCAGCCTGAACTAGCGGCACGAGATCGGTTCGCACCTGAGTGAGGGTGACCGACTCGGGCTCAGGAAGCGCGAGATCGGTACTCGGTTCTGTCACGTCCTGGCGGCCGGTGTCGAACCGGCTTCCGTCCCCTTCGCCAGGTGGCATGCGTTACCCGCGGCATGCAAGCGCGTCGTGCGTTAACTGGTCGTGGAGCCCAGCCGGGGCCAGGCGGAAGCTGGCCCCGGCCGGGAGTCCGCCCCGCCCCGGCCGCGGGATCGGGAGATCGGGAGCAGCCGGGGCGGGAATCTGGGTGGTCACGTCCTGGTCCTCTCCGGCGCATCTGACTGCCGCCAGGTCTCGACGAGGCCGGTGAACGTGAGGTAGTCGGCGCGGCTCAGTTTGCCCTCGGCGCGGGCGGGCGGCTTGCGGCAAGCCCACGCCCACCGTGCCCGGGTGATGGCGTAGCGGACGGGCTGCTCGTGGCCGGCCAGGACGGCCCAGGCATAGGCGTAGCACCCGGCGATAATGAGACCGCAGGCGATGAGCTCGCCGGTCACGACGCACCGATCCCCGCGGCCCGCCAGCACGCGTGGAGCCACACCTGACCGAACTCCTCGGCCAGGTCGGCGGTCAGATGCACGGCGCCACCGTCGGTCTGCAGCGTCACCCGCTCGCCGTCGGCGCCGATGATGACGACGTTGCCCTGCCCGTCGGTGACGCGCCCGACCTCAGTCATCGGCCAGCTCCCGGTACCACTCGTGGCCGGGGCCGGTGTCCGGCATGATCTCCTCGGCTTCCAGTGCCGCGTTCCTGCGTTCGATCGCGGCGGTGATCTGCTGGTGCCGTTCGCGGGCGGCGGTGACGGCGGGTGGCTCTTTCTCGCCGCCGCCGTAGACGTACGGCTTGAAGGGGCGCCCGTAACTGACCCTGGCCATGGCGGATTGGCCGTTGCCGGTTTCCGGGGTGACGGGCCGGTGCACTAGCGCGCCTTTGGTGTGCGACTCACCCATCGCTGTCACCTGTCTGCTTGCGTTCGGCCATGTGCGCGATGAGGGCGTCGCGGTCGGCGAACCCGTCAAGGGTGTCAATGAGCTTGCGGGCCTCATTGAGGGACAGGTTCTTGCTGGTGCGGCCTTCTTCGGGCCCGGTTAGCGGGTCGTGGCCGGTGATGACCTCGGCGATGATGAGTTTCTGCTCGCGGTCCTCACCGCCGAATCCGAGCCCGGTGAGCACGGCGTGGAGCTTGGTGAGCTGGGCGCGGCTGACCGACCCGGGCACGTCTTCCTGTTTTGCGTCCTCGCCCGAAGGGGGTGCGCCCGCCTGCTGTCCCGCCTGCCGGGCGAGGTCTTCCACCTCGACCGGGGTGGCGTTTTCGCGGAGGTTCTTCAGCGTCACCCCGATGGTGTTCTGGATGTGGTCGCGCTGCTTGGGGGTGCAGCGGCCGTCGATGAGGGCGGCGGCTGTTTCGCGGATCAGTTTCGTGGCTTCGGCGTCGGTCTTGACGGCCTTCGCGCGCTGCCGTGCATCCTCGGCCCAGGAGCGGTCTTCCTGCGGCGCACCTCCCTGGGCGCGCCGCGGCGGTGCAGGGGTGGACTTCTCCCACGCGTCACCGGCGGACTGGCGGCTGCCGTGGTCCTGCTGGGCACGCTGCCCGTCGTCGTCGTCCTCCAGGACAATGTTGGTCGCGGCGGTGAAGCAGTACCGGCGGCCGTAGGTGATCGCGGAGCCTAGGGCCTGCGGTTTCTGGTTGACCGGGCCGAGCGGCCATTCGCCGGTCTTCTCCTCGCCGGATTCGTGGAGCAGCGCCCAGTGCAGGAGCATCTCGCGGCGGTCGGCGGGGTTGACGCTCGGGCCACAGTGGAACGCGAGCCCGTGCTTGGCCAGTAGCGGGCCGACGTCTTCAACGACATCGCCGAGGTCGGCGTAGGAGTATTCGTGGGAGCTCCACTCCCCCGTGTCCTTGTTCTGATATTTGATCTTGGCGGTCTTGGTTTTCTTGATCTGGGGTAGTTCGCCCTGGAGCTGGGATAGTGCCTTGTTCAGCCTGGGCGTGCCGGTTCCGGAGATGGTCACTTCAGCTTCGGCGGTCATCAGTTCATCTCCGAGATGAGTTTCACGGCGAGGTCGCACCAGGCGGCGCTGCCGGTGGCGACTTGCGCGTAGGCGTCCTCGAACCGGGCGGCGAGGTCGTCGTCTCCGGCTTCGCGGCTGGTGAGGGCGGCGCAGGTGCAGGCGCCGAGGATGGTGAGGCGGAGGGGGTCGGCGGGGGCGGGTGCCCAGGGCGTCATCATGTCGGGCCACATAACCGGGTCACCTTGTGCTCGTGGTCGCAGCCGTCGCAGTCGCCGGGCTGCCAGTACCGTTCGACGGGTGATCGTGGCCACCGGGCCAGGATGTGCCCCCGGCCGTCGCATGCCGCGTGGCCCTGGTCGTGACCCGTGTCCTGCGTGCAGATGAGGGCCTCGTCGGTTTTCCGCATGATGGCCAGCGCGGCCTTGCCGTGCGCGTACACGGTCACCGGGGTGCCAGCGTGGGTCATCGCCTGGCAGAAGCTGCTCACCGCGCACCCGCTTCGGCGATGGCCAGCCCGGCCTGGATCGTGTCCAGGACGTCCTGTGCGCGCTGCGGGTCGGTGGTGGCCAGGATCCTGATGGCGGCTTCCGTTGCCTGGAAGTCCGCTTTCCTGATCGCTTCCCCGATCACCGTGATGAGCGTGCCGGCGTCCCACTGGATTCGCTGGCCGGTCATGATGCCGCTCCCGGCGGGTGCAGCGGCAGGCCGTCGTCGCCGTCTTCGGGCCGGTACCAGGGCAGGCCGCGGGCCCAGCCGTGGTTCCAGCCCCCGGCCGGGGCCCATTCGCCCCAGTCGCCGACCAGGTGGGTGACGGCCTCGCGGTGGGTTTCGGCGATGACCGACCCGGGGGGGAGTTCCTCGCCGCGCTGCAGTACCTGGTCGGCGTCGTCGATGCGGTAGCCCATGCCTTTTTGTTCGAGGTAGGCATGCTTGAGGTCGATGAAGGTGCGGGCGGCGCGGCACCGGGCATCCATGTGGTCGGCGGCGCTGGCGGGGGTGTCGTTGACGGTCATGGTCCCGGTCCATTCGCCGTAGGCGGCCTGGTGGGTGCGGGGCGGGGCGGTGACGGGTGCAGGCGCGTAGTGCGGCTGGCCGCGCAGGGCCGCGAGGGGGATGGTGGTGCCGTGCCATGGTGCGGGCGGGATGGCCATCATCGCCTCGGTGATGTTGCGGTCGGTGTCGGGGTAGTCGCCGACCAGGGTGAGGGTGGTGCGGGGGGCGCGGCCCCACTGGCGGCTGCTGCGCCGGCGCGGGAGCTTCATGCGGCTGGCCTCGTCTCGATGTACACGTGGTGGCCGGTGACGGGCATGTAGGCGGCCAGGTCGTGACGCTGCGGGCCGTCCGGGCCGGGGGTGGCCTCGCGGCGCCGGGTGGCCGCCAGGAGCGCCAGGACCCGGGGCCGGTCCCAGTCCTCGCTGATGAGGGCGAACCCGCCGTCGAACAGGGTGTGGATGCTGGGGCGGTCGGGCAGGAGCGCCACGGCCTCGTCGTAGGTCAGTAGCCGGGTCCCGTCGTTCACGCCGCACCCCCGGATCCGAGGTTGTCCCAGTGCATGCCGGTGATGCCCTCGCGAGTCTCTTGCGTCTCGCGGGGTGACGCGTCCGGCTCCGGGAACATCAGGTTCCCGTTGCCGTCATGGTCTTCGCCGATGTCGCAGTAGCACAGCGCGCCGATCGGCTCGCCGTCGTCCGGGTCGAACGTGGTCTTCCAGTGCGTCACTGTCGGTGGTCCTTTCGCTGGTTTTGTTATGCTTGGACCTGGTGGTCCGGCCCCCCGTTCACGCGGGGGGCTTTTTCGCGTCTAGGCGGGGATCTTCGTCTCCGTGTCGCTGCCGTCCTCGATGTAGTCGCTGATCGCCTGCGGCTTCACGTGGAGCCCCCGGGCGATCTGGAACAGCAGCGGGAGGCTGACGGCCGCCTGACGGCCGCGCACGACGTCCGAGATGGTCTGCGGGTGGCGGCCGATCGCCCGGCCGAAGCCCGACACGCTGTAGCCGTTCGCCCTGATGAGCTGCCGGATTTTCGGCCCGTCGGGTATGGCCGTCTCAACTGGAGGCATGTGGAGACAGTAAGAGCTACGCGCGGCCGTGTCAAGTGGTACGTAAAGTCGTCTGACGACACGCGGAGTCAAGGCTTTTTCAAGTCGTACCCGTCATGTGCTGCGCTTTCTCGCTCTGCTCACGGTAGGGTGAGGTTGCTTGACGGCAACCTGCCAGTGAGTCAGAGTCGGATAAACGGGGCGGGAATCCCGGGCGTAAAGGGGAATCTGCGATGCCATCTAAGGCGCAGCGGGCCGTGACCGGCGTCCCGGATGAGAGGTGGGCGCAGTTCGGCAAGGCCCTCCAGGACTGGCGTGAGGACGAGCTCGGCTACAAGGCCCGGTCCCGGTTCGCCGCCGAGCGGCTGCCGCTCACCGGCGAGGGCAACGTGAACACCAAGCTCATCCAGGAGCTGGAGAACAACTACCGGCCGGGCACGTACACGAAATGGTCGCTGGAGGCCGCCGAGAAGGCGTACGGCATCACGCACGAGTCGGTCCTGGCGTTCCTGCACGGCGAGACGGACACGCTGGCCCGCGCCAGGATCGCCCCCGTGAGGCAGTTCGCGGCCGCCGAGTCACGCGACCTGCCGCCCTCGCCGTTCGACCAGGACCGCACCGACGCTGACTACCCGTACGCCGTGCCCGTCTGGAACCGGTACCTCGACCTGCCCCGGCGCGTCACCGACCCGGCGGGCGAGCAGATGTTCCCGGACTGCCCCGACGACGCGAAGGCGTGGAACGTGGTCAACCTCCTCGACATCGGCGACCGGGTATGGGTCATCGCGGACCTGCGCCGCCGCGCCGCGGCCCGGCACGCTCCCCCGAATTCCGGCACCGCCGGCGCCTGATGTCGCAGTTACGTCGCAGGCCGGCGGCTTATGCGGCGTTTGCCCGTGCGCCTGCCGTGGTTATCGAATACAACCTGAGTAACGGGTTGCGGTGCACGTGCGTTTCGCATATTACGGAGCAGAGGGTCATGGTTCCGCATCGTGAGGACGCCAGCCGCAAGGCGGACCGGCCTGGACCCCGCCAGTCCGCCCGGAATCCGGGAGGGGAAATAACCATGGCTGAACCCGCGTACGGCGGCGCGGACGGGCCGAGACCCGAGCGTCCGCAGGCGGACGTGCGCGACCTGGCCCTCTGGGCGGAGACGTGCGCCAAGCAGGTCGCTATCCTGGCCAGCCGCCCGGATGACGGCGCCGCGCTGGAGATGGCCCGGCTGTGCCTGGCCGGCCTGGAGCGGGCGTGCGAGACGGGCCGCCAGTGGACGGTCAGCGAGGCGCTCCTGGAAGCCGTCCGCCAGCAGGCGTTCGACGAGGGCGTCAAGGCGTGCAGGGCGCAGCGGTACCGCCTGCGGGTGGTCGACTAGCCGCCCAGCGCGGCGGTCAGCTCGGCGAGCAGCTCCGCCTCCGTGCTGCCGTGCAGCCAGGTGCCGCCGCGGCCGTCCTGCACCCAGGCACGCAGATCCAGGGTCACCCCGGGGTGATCGCCGGCGAATGCGTCGAGCGACCCGGGCAGCAGCGGCGTCCCCTCCATGCGCGCCACGGTACGTAACCGGGAGACGGACGGCAAGCGGTTCCGGGTACGGGCATGACCGCCGGCCGCCACGGGAAGGGAAACATCACTGTGTCGTAGTGGTATCCGGGCGGCCGGCGGTCGTGCGCTGGCGAGGATTCGGACCCCGGACCTGCTGCTCAGGTGCAGCCGCTCTGTCCTGCTGAGCTACCAGCGCGTGCGGCGCGACGGGACCGGGAGATGTCCCCGGGCAGCGACCCCAATGCGGGTGCGCACTCAGTGTCGTGTGTGAGTGGCTGCTGCCTATGGCCCGGTCCCGCCGCGCACGTTCAGGGGGCGGCGCCCTCCGCGCCGAGGCGCGCTACCGCGGCGTCGTATACGGCCCCGGCGTAGCCGGCCCAGGATTCACCGTCGGCCTGGGGGGCGCTTTCGCCGTCTGGCGGGTAGAAAGTCACCGGCCTAGGTGTGGTAGAAGCTGGAGGACCCGGCGGCCACGGGCGCGGACGTGCCGCCGGAGGCGCCGGCGGCGGCTGCCCCGGCGGCCAGGCCGAGGGCGATGAGGACGGCGGCGATGATGCGCTTCATGTCGGGCTCCCTTGCGTTGCGGGGTGGGCGCTCACTGGCACGGTAACCCGCCGGCCCGCCTGATGACAATACTCGCCCGTATGGAAACTGGCTGCAACCGGCAGTGCAATGTGCACTGGTCAGGCGGACCGGAGCCCTTCCAGGAGCGCCACCCACGCGACCGGGCCGAACACCAGGATCGGCCCGTCCGGGTCCTGCGAGTCCCGCATGCACACGTCCGTGCCGTCCTGGCCGACCTCGGCGCATTCCTTGCTGTTGCTGTGCGAGGACTTGCGCCAGGCGCGGCCGTCACAGCCCATTGCAGCGGCCCCGGAACGGGCTGGTGTCGAACAGGCGCAGCGACGGTCCCAGGGCGAGGGCACCTTCCAGCGGCATGCTGATGACGGCGAAGCTGCTGCCGTTCGCCAGGTTGAACGAGTTCCCGTTCGAGAGTCCAGGCATGGTAACCACCTCCGCCCACGGACCCTAGCTGACCGTGACCGGGTTGTCACGCGGCAACCCGGGGCGTACCGTCACACCATGGCCAGCAGCAGGGGTTTCGGGCGGCGGGGCAAGAACCGGCTCGCCGACATGTCGCTGCCCGCAGAGGAACGCGGCCGTCGTCAGTCGACCCGGACGTCACGCAAGCCGGTGCCCGCGCAGATGAATCACGGCAGCAGCCCGGCGGGGCGACGGAAGCGCCGCGAGGGCGAGCGGAAGATGCGCCGGGCGCGGCGCTAAGGCCGGCTTGTCACGGTCACCGCCAGCAGCCAGAGCGCGACAGAGGAGCCGACCAGGAACGCCCGGACCCAGGGCGGCCAGGCCATGCCCAGCAGACCGGTCATGAACGCCGCGGCGAACACGTTGACGATAAACAGGATGCGCCATTCCCTGCTGCGGTTCACCCCAGGTTCCAGTGCCAGCGGGTCACGCGCCCGCTCTTCCAGCCCACCTCACCGCACAAGTGCAGCACCCTTCCGGCCCGGTAACCGCACTCCATGCAAGGCCGGGCAGCATGCTGCTGCCGCCATGCCCGGGACAGGCCGTCAGGTCTCCGGGTGACCTGGAACCGGAATCCGCCAGCCGCCAGCAGCACCAAGACGGCGAGGGCAGCGAGGGCCGCAATCATGATGATTATTCCTGCGGCACGCGCTGCAGCTCGTCCAGATACTGCCGCACCGGCCCGTACATGTCCGGCATCAGGGTCCGCGTCTCGTCGATCGATACCCACCGGACCTCTTCCAGGTCCTCCGGGTCGCCCAGATGCGGCTCATCTGCACCCAGCCCCAGCGCGACCTTGGCATGGCAGTACACCATGACGCGGCTGGTCTTCGGGTGGATGCGGCGGCCGATGAACTGGACCGACTCGACAGTCAGTCCGCTCTCGGCCGTGACGCGGCGACGGAGGGCGTTCTCCGCCGATTCGCCTTCGTGGATGTCGCCGCCGAGGAACGTCCAGGGCGGGATGCCGTCGCGCCGCTTGGCGATCAGGACCCCCCGGTCGGACGTGATGATGGCGAGCCCGACGTGGGGCTGCTCTGGCAGGGTGGCTGGCTCGGTCACTGGATAACCCTTCTCTCGTGCGCGTGCGATCCGCTGGCTGACCGCCGCCCGGGTGACGCCCATGAACGCGGCCAGCTCCTCGTGCGTGAGGCCGCGCTCGTCGGCCATGTAGGCGGCGAGCCAGTCGCGGAAGTCCGCGGTCTCGGTGCGCCACCGCTCGACGAGCTTGGCGAGGGCCTTGGCTGATTCCCAGGCTTGCGCCACGTCCGGCCATGCCCTGATGGCGGCGGTGGCCCGGTAGAACGACTCGTCCATATGCGCTATCTCGCCGTCCGGGGTGGTGCCCTTCACGTAACCCGTCATGTTGCATCAGCATAAGGTAGCAGGTCCCTTGCGTCCATGTTAGACATGGGTTACATTGCTTGGCATGATGTCCCGCACACAAGACGAGGACGGCACCACCCGACATGGTGCCGCCCTCAGCGCCTTCATCACCCGAGAAAGGACATGCGATGAAAACGCTAGCACAGCAGGCCGACAAAACCCCCGACCCGCACGCCGTCCGCATCGCGAAGGTCCGCGCGGCGATCGAGGAAGCCTCCCCCTGGTACGCCGGCGGGCTGCCGCCGGAACCGTTCGCATCATGAACACGCAGGACTGGACCGAACAGGCGCTCTGCGCCGAGACGGACCCGGAGGCGTTCTTTCCGGAGAAGGGCGGCTCGACCCGTGCGGCCAAGCGCGTCTGCCGGGCGTGCAACGTCAGCGCGGAGTGCCTGGAGTACGCGCTGGAGCTCGACGTGCGGTTCGGTATCTGGGGCGGGTTCTCCGAGCGTGAACGCCGCCTGCTGAAGCGGGCGGCGGCATGACGGAACAGGACGCGGCCGTGATGCTCCGCGACCTCACCGAGGCCGCCGCCGAGGTCGCCAGGCGCCTGTTCGACCTGTCCCCGGAAGACGCCGGGGGCAGCACGGAAGGATCACCAGGGAACAGGACATGAGCAAGCCCAGCGCCGCGAGGCTGATCTACCGGTGCCTGATCGGCGACCCGCTTGATGGCAGGCTCCGCACCAACGCGACGTTTCTCCGGCCGCCGACCCAGGCGCTGCACCCCAAGGCGCACGCCTCGGTGTGGCACTGGCGGCCCGGCTGGCACCGTGCCGCGATCAGGATCAGCACTATCCTCCTGGCCACGGGTCTCGCCGATGGCCTCATCCGGCACCGCAACGCCACGATCGCCTCCCTGATCCTGATCGCCGCTACCTTTGCCGGCTGGGCGACGTGGCGTATTACCCGCGGCGTCCGCCGCTGGGCCCGCGCCATCGCCTGGGACCGCGACCACCCGTGGGTGAGCATATGGGGGGCGGTCGTCGTTCCGTGGCGGCATTACGCCTTCTACCGGCGGCCGCTCATGCTCGCCCTGGCCGCCGAGCTCGGCCAGCGGCCCGGCCGGGTCCGGATCGCCCTGGACCGGTCCCGGGTCACCATCGGCGTCCCGCCCGGATTCACCGGCGCCGACAAGGGCAAGGAGGCTATCGCCCGCACCGTCGCGTCCAAGCTTGCCTTCGAGGCCGCCGAGCCTGCGTGGAAACTGTCCGGCACCAGCAGGCCCCGTGTCACCTACACCCTCACCCAGCCGCCGCCCGGCTACCTGACCTGGGATGACGTCGCTGCCGACATCGCCTCCGCCAAGCCGGACCAGCTGATCACCGGCGCCGGGAAACGCGACGCCATCGTCAACGTCTCCCTCGAACTCGACTCGCCCCACTTCGGGGTCATCTCCGGGACGGGCGGAGGCAAGTCGCAACTGACCGCGTACTGGCTGGTGCAGCGGCTCATGCGCGGCGACATCGGCCTCATCCTCGACGCGAAGCGATTCTCCCATCCGTGGGCGTTCAAGGACATGGATGCCGAATATGGCCTGCTCCCCAACGTGGCCTACTGCCGGACCGTGACGCAGCTCCATAACGCCATGTGCTGGCTCGGGGAGGAGCTGGAGCGCCGTAACGGCGTCGCGGAGCGGACCATCACTGCCCGCGGCGACGTCCGCGGCGACGTCGGCCCCCGGCTGTGGATCATCGCCGAGGAGATGAACCTCGCCCACGGTGCCCTGAAGCAGTACTGGGCGGAGGCCCGCGGTCCGGATGACCCGAAACGGTCCCCCGCGTTCACCGGGATGGGTGCCGTGTCGTTCGCGGGGCGGGCCGTGAAGATGCACCTGGTCCCGATCGGGCAGATGCTCAAGGCCGACGTGCTGGGCGGCGGTGACGTGCGGGAGAACATCGGCGTGCGGATGCTCACCCGGTACACGCAGAACTCGTGGAAGATGCAGGCCGGGGATATCCCGATGCCGCCGCCGTCGCGGGTGCCGGGGCGGTGGCAGCAGCTCGCCTCCGGTGAGGTCACCGAAGTCCAGGTGCCCTACGTCGACATGGAGCAGGCCCGCGAGCTCGCCGTCGGCGGGACCGTCACCGCGTGCCCGCCGGGGATGCCCGGCCGCGGCGATGTCGCAACTGTCCGTCCGCGCCTCGCACTGCCCCCAGGGGCCTCTGACCAGCACATTATCCGGGGGACAGTCGAGGAAGTCACGGTGGGCCTGACCATCGCCGAGGCCGTCGCCGAAGGCGTCTTCGGCCCTCTCAGCGTCGATTCCGCCAGCAGGCGGGTACGCCGCGCCGAACTCGAGCCGACCGGGAAACGGGGTAATGGCTCGTTTACCTATGCCCGCGCTGACCTGTTCGCCGCGGCCCGTGACCGCCGCAGGAAGGATGCAGCATGACCGCGCACAGTGATATCGAGCCGTACTGGTTCGGCAAGACCGAGATGGAGATCCGCAACGCGGTCGACGTCCGGTCCGAGCAGTGGGCGCCCGTGCCCGACTGGTCCCGGTACCTGTGGTCCGACAAGGGCCGCGTCCGCATCTCGGTCAACGGGAAGATCATGAAGACCCGTACGCTCAACAGCGGATATGAGGCCGTCAACGTCATCCGGGACAGTGACGGCAAGCAGGTCACCGTCACCGTGCACTCGATGGTCCTGCTGGCCCATCACCCGGCGTTCCGCGGGCTGGGCAGGTTCCCGGACGGCCTGGAGACCCGGCACAACCCGGCGACCGGCCCGCTGTTCAACGCCTACCCGGAGGGCCTGTGGCCGGGCACGAAGGCGCAGAACGCCGCGGACAAGGATGAGCAGGAACCCCGGTTCGAGTGCCGCAACTTCGTGACCTGCGGAAACATGGTGCATAACCAGGGCCGCCGGTGCGTGGCGTGCACCAGCGCGGTCGGCCGGGAAGCCGCGGCCATGCTGGACGGCGGCGCGAACCTGATGGCGGTGGCGGAGCGGTTCGGGTACACGGGGCCGGACTGGGTGCACAAGCTGGCCGTGAAATACGGCGGCTACGCGGGCACGAAGGCTCAGGCGCTGGCTCAGCATCCGTCGGTCACGCAGCGGTTCCGCCTCCGCGCCATCACCCGCCGGAGTGACGCGCTGTGACCGCCATCGCCACCCGCCCGCCCGTCACGCTCCGCGTTGCAGTCACGCAAAGTGACTATTTCGCGATTTTGGGGACCCCCAGAATAGCCCCAAGGGTCCGACCGCAGGGAGGAAAGGCGCCATGCTTTTCGCGCGGCTACGCCGCGCTGTTCCATTCTGCCCATCCCGGCTGGGACAAATCGGACATTCAGGACAACGAGATAGGACACGGAACGTGATCGCCTCACTGACGGTGACCCCCCGATGGGAGTCACGCAGAGTAGTAAGCAGCGGAGGGTAGCGAGAGTGGGTGCCGCCTTGCTGATCATCGCCGCCGCCGTGGTGTTCGCGCTGGTCAGCGGCCGGTTCTGGCCGCTGGGCCCGTGCCCGTGGTGCACCCGGAAGGGCCGCGGGAAGGCCGGGCACGGCCCCGGGTCGGGTGGCAAGGCGTGGAATTACTGCCGGCACTGCGGCGGGAAAGGCGAGCGGATCAGACCGCTTGCCCTGCTGTGGCCGCGGCACCGGGAGACGGCCCTCAAACGCAAGAAGGACCGGGAAAGGAGCAGGCGATGAGCAGGGATGGCGCCAATCATGGCCCGCTGGCGGGGTTCAGCCCGCTAGCCGGCGTGACCGCGGGTACCGCGGCAGTGCTGTTCGCGTTCGGGGTGCTCGCGCTGGCCTGGCACCGGGTAGCCGGGCAGGTCAGCGCGGGTATCACGGTCCTGGTGTACGTGGTGATCACCGCCGTGTGCGGGCTGCTGCTGGCCGCGCTGTTCTACGTGTTCCTGTGGCTGCGGCATCGTCACCGTAACCCAGAGCTGCTGGCGCCCCGCCGCGCGGTCCGCGCTGAGGTCCTGGAGGCGGAGTCTCCGCAAGTCATCGCCGCCGCGGAGCCTGCCGCGATCGAGCCGCCCCGCATGTACTTCACCGACGACCAGTTCGCCGCGCTTATGCGGCAGCAGGTTACGGTCACGCAACTACCCCGCGACGACCGAGAGCAGGGGACAGCATGACAACCATGGAGACGACACCGCCACCGCAGGCGAACGGCCACGCCGCGCCTGTCACCCTGACACCGCTGCGCCTGCCGCAGGAAAACACGCCGAACGGCGGCGAACGCCCGCGAACGCCGCTGAACAAGCGCGAACGCCGCCGCCGCGACGGCACGGCGTTCATCGCCGTCGCGCTACTCAACGCCGCCATGGTCGCCGTCGTCGCGTTCTCCGGGTCCTGGCAGCACCAGTACGAGCTGTCCGTCCACCTCGGCCAGGCTCACTGGGTGGCGGGGATGCAGCCACTGTCCGTCGAGTGCCTGATCACCGCCGCGTCGCTGGTCATCTGGTACGCGGGACGGCACGGCTACCGCAGGCGCGACGCGTGGGCCGCGTACCTGGTGCTGGCCGCCGGGGTCGGGCAGACGGTCCTGATGAACCTGGGCGCGGACTACCGGTGGCCATGGCTCGGCCCGGAGATCAGCGTGTGGCCGGCGGTCGCGTTCGTCGCGGCGTACGAGATGGCGGTGTGGCTTGTCCGCAAGCGGCAGGATGCCCGCAGCGATCCGCAGCCCGCCGCCGCGCCTGTTGTCACCCCGCGCCGTGACAGCGACCATGACAGCAGGGATGACAGGCCGCAGCGCAAGCCAGCGGCACCCAAGCCCGCCCCGGCCATGACAAAGAAGGCCCGCGCCGCCGTCATCCTCCGCGACAACCCCGGCCTGAAGAACTGGGAACTGGAGGCCCTGACGGATGGCGACATCGACGTCCGGACATTCCAGCGCGCCAGGAACGGCAAGACAGGGAGCCCGACATGACCGAGACAACCCGGCAGCCGGACGGGCAGTGGTGCTGGTGCGACGACCCTCCCGAGAATCAGCCGCCGCACGACTGCGCCGAGGATCACGCCACCCGGCCCGCCTGTCAGTGCGACGGGGCGCACGTCCACCCGTGGTCGCGCCAGGAACGGCAAGACAGGGAGCAGCACGTGACACACCTCCCCGGCCGTGACATCCCGGAGCCGCCCGCATGGGTGGACCCCCTGGATGCGGCAGCAGTATTCGCGTACCCGGTGAAACGACAGGACAGGGAGCACGCCGTGAACGACGCGAGCCGCCTCACCGAACACGACCGTAACCTCATCGCCGACGCCCTCCGGGTCGGTCCCCTGGTACGCGCCAGAGGCAGCGACGAGGACCGGCTGGCCGGGTGGCTGCTGACCGAGATGGCCGGCGCCATGGAGCGGCTCGGCGGCACTGCCGAGCTCGCGCCGCCCGCGCCGATCGCCGAGGCCGTCGTCTACGCCTGGTGCAAGCGATGCAGGCGCGGTACCCGGTCTGTCCCGTGCCCCCGGTGTGACGGCCCGGCGTGCGCGGGGTGCGGCCGGTGCCCGCCGTGCGACGGCCCGGTCCCGGACAAGGATCCCGCCGCCGCATGTCCCGATCACCGGCCCGTCCTGGATTCCGGGGTCGGATGGTACTGCGCGACCTGCGGTTCTGACGCGCCGCCGATATGATGACTGCCGACCTTTCGGTCACACCCCGCAGGCCTGCCGCCAGGTGCCCCGTGCATTGGCGTTCCCCGGACAGGAGGCGCATGGTCAGCGAGGAAGCCGCGTATGCGCTGGCCGCCGACGTGATGATGCTGCGGGCGGCCCGTGGCCTCGACGTGACGGTGACACCGGAGAATACCGTGTGGCTGATGCGGGGCGCCGTGGTGATGCTCGGCGCGTTCGGGACCGGGACTGAGCGCAAGGAGGACAGCGATGGCTGACCACATGAGCCCCCACCTGGAAGGCGGCGAGTGCGTGTGCGCCTGCCCGCGCTGCATGGACCTTGTAACCAGCCGGTGCATCTGCCCTGAATGCCCGAGAGGGAAACGATGACTGACGACGCCAGGAAGGCTAGCGGGGTAGCAGCCGTTCGCCCGGACTCGCTGATGCTGGCGGAGTTCGGCGTGGCCGCCGACCCGGAGAACCCGGAGGACAACGATGGCTAGACCGAAGAAGCTAGAAGGAACGCACAAGTTCCTGAACATGCTGGTATGCGACCGATGCGGCTTCAAGGCCTCATACGACAGCACGGGCCGGTCGGTCATGAAAGATCACCTAGCGGCGAGGCACGCCCTGGCCGACGTTCCGCGCGCTTAACTCGCCCCGCAGTGGCCTGCGTGAATACGATGGTCTCCTGACAGCTCCGGGCAACTCCTGATGCGGGCAGGTGAGGGTGGCCACACCGGCGGACCTAGTACGCGAGGCATGCGACCTGCTGTCCGGCTACATGGGCACCCTGGAGCTCCTCGTCGCCGAGCCCGCCGCCGCGCAGGACGCCGCCGTCGGCATGTCCCCCCGCCCCGCCGACACCCCCGAGCCGTGGGACGCCCCGGTCGGCCGCGCGCTGATGGACGCCCACGAGGGCACCCGCCGCCTCGAGGCGGTCCTGCGCTACATGCTGAACGGCCACCCCGGACCCCGCCGCGGCGGCAGCACGGGTAACACCGTGGCCGCGCTGGCCGCGATCACGAACCTCGCCGCCGGGCTGGACGAGTACGCCGAAGACGCGACGATCCGCATGCTGAACCGGTGGATCGGCGCGGCGCAGGCCGTCGCCGCGATCGACGAGGCGGAACGCTGGCGCCCCGTGCCGCAGCGGCCGTGCCCCTACTGCCGGTGCTACTTCCTGCGGGTCCAGGAGGACGCGCGGGGGCAGCCGGGGCCGGGCGTGAGGTGTTTCGGTCACCTGCCGTCGGGTGAGCCGTGCCGCGCGGCGTGGGCGAGTCTCGCGGAGGTCGCGCAGGACCTGGAAGCCGCCGAGGCCGCCCCGGACCTGGCCGGGTGAAGGCGGTGCGATGGCCATGGCGGAGTACGCGAAAGGCATCTGCCCGGACTGCAAACGGGTCATCTCCGGCCGCGCCACCGGCATCGAAGCCGACCACGCCGACCGGCGGTGGGTCGAGCTCCGTCCGCATAACCGGGAGGAACGCTCCCGGCATCCCGTCGCCTGCCTGTCCCGGGGCGGCCGCCGTGTCGTCCCCCGCATCCGAGACGTGGGGTTACGGCCGCCGTGAAGTGCGGGGTGATCCGTGCGGTGATCCCCCGCTGCGGCCCGGCCGGTTCCGCGCCATCCTCGCCGGACGGGACGCCAGGTGAGCGACGACGCCCTCGGCTGGACCATTCCGTGGGCCGTCGAGCAGTTCGAGCGCCAGGGGATGCCCGTCGTTGAGGCCCGGTTCCGCATAGCGATTATCCGCGGCGTCCGGATCCAGCGCACCGGCGAGATGAGGCAGCCGCCGGGCAGCAAAGGCGGCCGTGGCCAGGTCCTGTATGACATCGGCCAGCTGCAGCTTCTCCACGGCTGGTACCTCGACGGCTGCCGGATAACGAAGCAGGACCCGTAATCCGCGCAGCCCCACGGCGCGTCTGTAAGGTGTCCTCAACTGACGACACAAGGAGACGGCTGCCCACATGTTCAGACGCAAGGTAACGCTCACGGCCGGGGCTGCGGTCGCAGCGCTGTGCCTGGCCGGAGGGGCCGCGTTCGCCGCGGTGTCCGGCACCCCGATCGCCAGCACCAACGGAACCGCCGGATACGGGGCGCTCGCCCCCGGCGTCCAGACGTTCACCAACGTGCAGTCGACGATCACGCCCGACCAGTACGCGACCACGGTCAAGCTCGGCGTTCTCGGCGTGCAGCTGTCCACCGCCCCCATTGCGGGCGTGTGCAACGCCGCGCAGGCCGGCGAGGTCGCCAACCTGAACAGCACGTTCGCCGTGGACTACGGCCTGGCTGCGGTCGGCACCGTCGCGAACCCGTGCCCGGTCGGCGGCGCGATCCCGCTGGTCAGCCGTCATACGTTCCCCGGCCTCGGCTCCATCGCGAATACGGATGACGTGTGGGTGAGCATCAACGTCGGGAACAACTGCAAGATCCGCCACGGGCACAAGGGCCACTACTCCTGGGGTCACCAGAGGTGCCGGGGTCACCGGTACGGCAAGAACACCATCACGTTCTACGCCCAGGACCTGACAATCAATTCGCCGGTCCGGGTGGCGACCGTGCCGTGCAACACGGACAAGTTCACCAACGCCGCCGTGGGCACCAACCAGGACGCCGCCGCGCTGACCAACGGCCCCGTCGTTCACAGGCTTGCCACGGACAATGCCCTGTCCCCGGTCGACTTCTTCGACGCGACCGACCAGATCCTCGTCCGGTTCTCCTACGCGACCGCGACGCTGAACGGCGGCCTGCCGCAGTCCCTTGACCTGCTGAACGCGACCGAAGCGTACGCCGACGCGTCCGCAGCGGCGAACTCCGCGGCGAACCCCGCGCAGGTGTCCGCGCAGAACAGCCTGTCCACCGTGGACCATGGCCCGTCCGGCCCGGCGACGTTCGGCGCGTCGGCCGCCGGTTCGGACTTCACCGGCTGGAGCGCCAACGCGGGCCTCTGAGTAAATGTCGGCTCCCGGCGTTAAGCTGACCGCGCAGCGCCGGGAGCTGGTAAGTTCCCGGCGAGGATCGCAACGCCGGATGGTCAGCGAACGCCGGCCTGTAAGGTCAGGCATAGGAGGGCTCCCGCTAGGGGGAACACGGAAAGCCCCGGCACCGGCCGCCGGGGCTTTCTGCTGCCCGTAACAGGAGACACGCGCCGGCGTCTCCTTGCAAAGACCGGTTCCGCGCACGATACTGGCCCTGACACCGCATGCCCGCATCCCCCCCGCGGGCTGGTATCGCACCCTGCTGGCCCGCGGCTAGCTCCCAACGGGCCAGGTTTCCGTCAGGCCCGGCGGCACGGCAGAAGACCCCGTGACGCCGGGCCTGACGCTTACCCGGAGGACACCATGGACGACGACGGCTACGACATGGACCTGCTCGCGGTCCGCATCCGGCGCGGCACCACCATCAACGGCGCCATCGTCGCGCTCTGCCCCGATGAGCACGGTGTTGTCACGGCCGACGTGTGCATCGACGGGCCGCCGGTGCCCTGACCATGCCAAGGTTCACGATCCCCCGCACGGCCCACTGCGACGGAGGAGCCTTAGCCATGACAACCCTGCAAGGGTGGGTCATCTGCATCGAGCTGGGCATCATCGCGCTGGCCTTCCTCGTCGGCCTGTTCCGCGGCCGGGCGGCGTGACCGAAGCCCACCAGGTGACCATGGCCCGCTTCGCTGACTACCTCCGCACGGCCGCCGCCTACCATGGCCCGCGCCGCCACCTCTACTGGCTGCACATCATCCTCAGCTGGCGGTGGATACGCCACCGCTGGCCGGGCTGACCGTGGTCGCGCGCACCCGCCAGGACTGGCAGCGGTGGGCACGCAAAGGCACCACCACACAGCGCGGCTACGGCGCTAGACTGACGGTATGGAAAAGCGCTGCACCAAGTGCGGGCAGGTCAAGCCGCTAACCGAGTTCGACCGCCACGGTCGTGAGGCATTCTGTAAAGCCTGCCGCCGCGAGATGCGCAAGGCGAAATACGTGCCTCACCCCAAGCCGCGCATCACGGTCCAGAAAGGCCAGCGGTTCGGCAGGCTGGCCGTGCTGGAAGAAACGGCCCCGAGAAGCAACTCCCGGCGCGTGACATGCGTGTGTGGCTGCGGCACTGAGACGAACACCATGCTTCAGTCGCTACTCAAGGGCGAGACCACATCGTGCGGCTGCTACCACCGTGAGGGACTGGCAGAGATCAACAGGTCTGCGGAACACCGTGCGCACGCCACCACTCACGGATTGACGAAGCACCCGCTTTACGGCACATGGTGCGGCATGATCGCCCGCTGTGAGGATCCGGACCACCACGCATTCAAGAACTATGGCGGGCGCGGGATCACCGTCTATCCCGAGTGGCACGACGTAGCCGCGTTCGTCACCTGGGTTGAGGCCAACCTCGGGCCGCGCTCGGCAGGCATGACCCTGGACCGCGCCAACAACGACAGGCACTATGAGCCGGGCAATGTCCGTTGGGCGACGCTCTCTGAGCAGCGGCGGAACAGGCGCTCAAAGGAGCAGTACAATGCCGACTCGGCAGGACTACAGTCGATGGGCGCGTAAGGGGTCAACAACCGCTCGTGGGTATGGACGGCCACATCAAGCCGAGCGTAAGCGCAGGCTAGCCGCGTACAAGCCCGGCGACCCGTGCGCCCACTGCGGCCAGCCGATGACGTACTGGCCGCTGTCCGTGGCACGCCGCTACCTGGACCTGCCGCACACAGCCGACCGCAGCGGCTATCTGCCCGGCCTGGCACATCGCTACTGCAACAGGCGAGACGGGCAGCGCGTGACCACGGCCATCCTGCACGCCAAGCGCGGCACAGTGGCCAGGGCGTGGGCACAGGCGCGGCAGTGGTGAGCATGCACATGATGCACGCACATGCATAGGACGGTTGCATACGACAGATGCGGCAGCAGGACGGCCCGTTGACCTGGACCCTGTTCATCTGGACCGCGCAGGCCGTGTTCGACCTGTTCGTGTGGGTCCTCCTGATCGTGCTGTTCGTCACCGGGGGTTACTACCGTCGGCACTGACCACCCTCCCGGGACGGTGACCATCGACCGGTCATCAGTGACCATCCAGGGTGGTCACCATGACATCGCAGGTCAAAGCCACGAGTCGAGCGTCGCATCGAATCGCGACGCGGATTCGAACACCCAGCCGACTGCCGCAGCCAAAGTTTCCCCCCCTGACTCTCGCGCGTGAGGCGGCCGACCGTGGATGGTGACCATCTGTGACCGGCGCGGTGGAGCGGGCGGTGCGGAAGGATCTGCGCCGCCTGCCCGCAGCTGACCGGGGCTGCACGCTCGCGGCGTCCGCGCTGATGCTGGCCGCGCTGCTGGATTCGATCGCTGCCACGCGGCCCGATTCCGAGGGCGCGGAGTTCCCGTCTGCGGATAAGCGGCTGTCGTCGGCGGCACAGGCGGCCCGGGAGCTGCGGGGGACGATGACGGAGCTTATGAAGGGCGCACCGAAGGCGAGGAGCGGAATTGACGACCTCCGTGCTCGCCGCGCCGCGCGTGCCGCTGCTGGGTGACCAGCGGCCCCGCCTGGAGTCGTTCCCGCCTGCTGATGACTGGTCTCAGGGTGAGGACGCGATCGAGCTGGCCCGGCACGCCGGGCTGAAGCTGGATGACTGGCAGCAGTACGTGCTGCGGCAGGCCCTGGCGACGCGCGGCGGCCGGTGGGCGGCGTTCGAGGTCGGCTTGATCCTGGCCAGGCAGAACGGCAAGGGCGCGGTACTGGAGGCGCTGGAACTGGCGGCGCTGTTCCTGTTCGATGACGTTGAGCTGATCTTGCATTCGGCGCATAAGTTCGACACGGCGGCGGACGGGTTCCGGCGGATCCTGGGCCTGATCGAGGCGAACCCGGATTTCAGCCGTGAGGTCGCGAAGGTCATCCGGTCGCACGGGTCGGAGTCGATCGAGCTGCGGAACGGGAAGCGGCTGCGGTTCATCGCCCGGTCGTCCGGGGCTGGCCGTGGTTTCGCGGCGGACCTGGTGATCCTGGACGAGGCGTTCAATATCAGCGACGACGCGATGGCGTCGATGCTGCCGACGCTGAGCACCAGGCCGAATCCCCAGGTCTGGTACACCTCCACAGCCGGGGATCAGGCGTCGGTGCAGCTGGGCCGGGTCCGCGACCGGGGCCTGCGCGGCGGCGACCAGTCACTGGCGTTTTTCGAGTGGTCGGTCGATGAGAATGCTTACGATCCGGCGGACCAGCGATGCTGGGCGCAGGCCAACCCGGGCCTGGGGATGCGGATCACCACGGATTACGTCGAGCTGGAGCAGGCGGCGCTGACCCCGGAGGCGTTCGCGCGGGAGCGGCTGTCGGTGGGTGATTACCCGGTGGACGGCGGGGCGTGGGAGGTGGTCCGCGCTGACACGTGGGCTGCGTGCGCGGCCCCGGGCGTGCGGCTGTGAGCGGCGAGGTCGCGTTCGCGTGCGAGATCAGCGAGGACCGGAAACGCTGCGCGGTCGTGGCGGCGGGCCGGGAGAAGGACGGCTCCCGGATCGTCGTGGATCTCGTCTGGTACGACCATCCGCGTGACGCGGTGACCCGCCTGGCCGCGCTCGGCGTGAAGCATGACCCGGTGGCCACTGTCGTGGACCCCCGGTCGCAGGCGGGGACGCTGCTGCGCCCGCTGGCCGACGCCGGGGTGTTCGTGACGCAGCCCGCGACGGCGGACGTCGCGGTCGCGCACGGCGAGTTCCTCGACGCGGTGAATGACGGCCGCCTGGCGCACCTGGACCAGCCGCCGCTGACCGCGGCGGTGCGGGCCGCGCAGCAAAGACCCCTGGCGGGCGCGCAGGCGCTGGAGCGGCGCGTTCCGGTGGATCAGTCTCCGCTGGTGGCGGCGGAGCTGGCCTGCTGGGCTTTTCTCCGCTGGGAAGAACTGGCGCAACCGTCCGTGTGGGCAATCTGAGGGAGGCGTCATGCGGCTGTCCGTGGTGCTGCTGCTGCTGTCCCTCGCCGGGATCCTGGGCGGCGCGGCCCTGATCGGCACGTGGGCGCTCGGCCTGGCCATCGTCGCGGACAGCATCGCGGTGGGCGTGTACGCGCTGCTGCGTGACGACGACGGCCGCCGGGAGCCGGGCGTGCATGAGGTGCCCCCGACGCTGGAGAGCATCCTGGAGCGCGCGAGGCGAGCCGGGTGACGCGGCTGCTGGACCGCCTGATCAAGCGGGACTACTGGGAAGGCCAGGCGAGCGGCGCGGCCGTCCTGACCACCTCCTACGCCGGGTCAGACCGGGAACCCGTCCTGCCGCAGCTGGCCGCATACGCGCAGCAGGCCAACGCGTCGAACGCGATTATCTTCGCGGCGATCCTGGTCCGCATGTCCCTGTTTTCCGAGGCGCGGTTCCAGTTCCAGGCCAAGGACGACCGGCACCTGTTCGGCACGCAGGCGCTGGCGAAGCTCGAGGAGCCGTTCGGGCCGGAGTCGACGACGGGGCACCTGCTGGCCCGGATGGAGCAGGACGCGTTCATGGCCGGGCAGGGCTACGTCTGGGATCCGCCCGGTGAGGACCGGCTGGTGCGGCTGCGCCCAGACTGGGTGACGATCGTGTCCGAGCGTGTCCCGGTAGGTGGCGGCGGCTGGTACCGGCGTCCGGTCGGGTACTGGTTTGAGCCGCCGAAGTCCCTGTTCAGCAAGGATGAGGGGTTCCTCGTCCCGGCCGGCGAATGCGTCCATTGGGCACCGATACCGGACCCGCAGGCCGATTTCCGGGGCATGTCACCGCTGACGCCGATCTACCGGGACATCGCCGGGGACGACGGGCTGACCACGTTCAAGATCCGGTATTTGCAGAATAATGCCAGTCCCAATTTGCTGATCAAGTACCCGCAGCGGCTACTGGAAGCGACGGTCGACAAGATCCGGGAGCGGGTCAACGCCCGGTACGGCGGCACCGACAACGCCGCCAAGACCCTCGTGCTGGATGCCGGCGCGGACGCGACCGTCATCGGCAACAGCCTGTCGCAGATGGATTTCTCCGCCGTGTCGTCGGTGGGGGTGGAGCGGATCCTGGCGGCGTGCGCGGTGCCGGGTGTCCTGGTGGGCCTGGAACCGCTGCGGGGCGCCGGGCGGGGTTTCGGCGAGTCGATGACGAAGTTCGCGAACCTGTGGGCGCGGCCGGAGTGGCGCAGCGTGTGCGGGGCGCTGGAGAAGATCACGGATGTCCCGGCGGGGAACCGGCTGTGGTTCGACACGGCCGACATCCAGGCTTTGCAGGAGGGCGAGACGGCCCGCGCGCAGGCCGCGCTGGTGCGCGCGCAGGCGCTGCTAGCGCACGTCCAGGCCGGGTACATGCACGAGTCGGCGGTCGCGGCGGTGGAAAGCGGGGACCTGACGCAGCTGAAAGCCGCGCCGGTCCCGCCGCCGCCTCCCAGCCTGCCTGTTCAGCACCTTCTGCCGCAGCAGTCGCCGGGCGCGAGCGCGGAGCCGCTGCCGCCGGGGGCAATGCCCAGGTTGCCGGTGGGGTCCACGTCGCCGGGGGACGGCGGGAACAACACCAGGCCGACGCCCCGTCCGGCCAGCGCGCGGCGGGCGCTTGAGGAGGCGAACGGTCATGCCTGACACGCAGCGGACGTCTGACCTGAAGTACGGCCACGGGTCGGCGCTGTGGAAGTACTGGACCGCCGGCGCGGGGTTCGCGAAGTGGTCCGGGGCCGTCCACAAGTGGACGACCCTGCGTGACCTGCTGCTGAAGGCGGGCGTCCCGTCCGCCTCGGCCGACGGGCTGGCCACCAACATCATCATGGCGGTCATGCCGGGCTACATGAAGCAGGCCCACTCGGAACACAAGGCAGGAAGGGCCGACATGGCAGAGCAGGACGTTATGGACAGGCCGGCAGCCGCGGTGTCCCGTGTCGAGGCGGTGTTCTCCCGCATCTGGGAACTGGAGGACATCCGCATCGTGTCCCGCGCGCAGGGTGACGGGTCCGGGCGCCTCGTTGAGGCGTACGCGGCGGTGTTCAACGTCCCCGCCGAGATCCACGACCAGCACGGCGACTACAACGAGGAGAACGACCCCGCCTCGTTCAACCGGTCCATCGACCATGCCTCCCGCGCGGCCCGGTCCCCGTTCCGGTGCATCTACAACCACGGCATGACCATCATGGGCACGCCCAGCGACCGGGGCAGCATCCCGATCGGCACCCCCGAAGAGGTCCGCGCCGAGACCCGCGGGCTGCTGACCCGCACCCGGTACAACGAGACTTCGCTGGCCGATGACGTGCTGGAGGCGATCCGCTCCGGCGGGATCACCGCCCAGTCCTACACCGGCCGGATCCTGCGGTCCTCACCGGAGCTGCGCCGCGGCGAGAAGTACCGGCCCGGCCGGGACGGGCGGCTGATCACCGTGCGGCGCCTGGAACTGGCGCTCCGCGAGTACGGCCCCACCCCGTTCCCCGCGTTCTCGGGCGCCGAGATCCTCGGCGTCCGCATGTCCACTCCGGGTGAATACGCCCCGGACCCGGACGAGCAAGAAGAGGCACTTCCCCCGGATGGGGAACCCGCCGCCGGCGACTCGCTCGCCCGCGCCGATGACGGTGACGGCGATGAGCACTCGGCCCGGTATCACCAGCACGCGCTGTACTCGCTGCGGTCCAAGGAACGCAGGGAGGCGGCCGGGCTGGTCTGGTAACGGCCCGAAAGGAGCGGCACTCAATGGCCGCTTTGCAGGAACTCCTCGACGAGCAGGCGAGGATCAAGAACGAGCTCCAGCGGATGGAGAACGACGACACGGTCACCGAGGAGACCGACGGGGACCTGCGGGATTCGCTGCTCCAGCGGTGGGAGGAGCTGGACGCGAAGACCAAGCCGCTGATCGAGCGGATGGAGAAGATCCGCAACATCACCCGGACCGCCGAGGACCCCGCGAACCGGGAGGAGCCCTACGGTGCCAGCAGGAACTCCGGCGGGTTCACCGGCGGCCGCGGCCCCGACCTGGTGGTCCGCAACCGCACCGAACCGTTCGACCCGGAGGCGCTGAGCCGCGCGCGGCAGGGCATCATCGCCCGGTCCGAGCTCCGCGAGCGTGCCCTCGACGCCATCGAGATCGGCGCGAAGAGGGGCATGGCCGGGCACGACGCTGCCGAAGAGGCCACCCGGATGGTCCACGACGGCGGGTACTTCCCCGGCAACAACATCGCCCGGCACATCCTGGAGACGGGCAGCCCGGAGTATTACGACGCGTTCGAGCAGTACATCCGCAACCCGGATGACATGGCGGCCCGCGCCGCCCTGAACCTCGGCGTCGCGTCCGGCGGCTACCTGCTGCCGTACGTGCTCGACCCGACAATCGTGCTGACCAACGCGGCCAGCGCGAACCCGTACCGCCGGATCAGCAACGTCAAGACCACGACGAGCAACGCATGGCAGGGCGTCAACTCCGCGGGCGTCACTGCGGCGTGGCTCGCTGAAGGCGTCGCGTCGGCCGACAACTCCCCGACCGTCGGCCAGATCGTCATCACGCCCGTCAAGGCCGCCGCCTGGGTGTTCGGCTCATTCGAAGTCCTCAGCGATACGGACTTCGGGTCCCAGCTCCCGCGCCTTTTGGCGGACGCCAAGGACCGGCTGGAAGAGTCCGCATTCGCCACCGGGACCGGCACGGCGCAGCCGCTGGGGATCGTCACCGCGGCGACCGTCACCCAGACAACGGTGACCACCGGCGCGTACGTTATCGCCGACACCTACAACCTCCACGCGGCCCTGCCGCCGAGGTTCCGCAACTCCCCCAACGCGGCGTTCGTCTGCAACGTCGCCCAGATCAACCGCACCCGGCAGCTCGACACCGCCGGCGGCTCGTCGTTCTGGACCAACCTGGGGAAGGATTCCCCGGAACAGTTGCTGGGGAAGGGCATCTACGAATCCAGCAGCATGACCTCGGTCCTCACGACCACGGCCAAGCCCATGGTCTTCGGCGATTTTTCACAATTCTACATAGTCGATCGCGTCGGAGTCTCTGTGATCTATGAGCCCATGGTGACGGGAACAGGCGCAAGTGCAAACCTACCGACCGGGCAATCTGGTTGGTTCATGTACTGGCGAGTTTCTTCCGGTGTCTCGACCGCACAGGCATTCAGAACCCTGTTGACCTAATATACTCCAATGTGTGAACAGAAGAGTATGTGAGGTAGAAGGGTGCAATCAGGGCGTAGTGGCGCGTGGCTTGTGCCGCCGCCACTACGCCCGGTGGCATCGCACGGGAAGCACCGAGGCACGGGCCTGGAAGCTCCGGGAGTCGTGCACCGTGGATGGCTGCGATAACCCGGAAGAGTCACGGGGCTATTGCGCGATGCACCGCTGGCGCGTCCGGACTTATGGCGAACCAGGGCCAGCGGAACGCCGCAAGTCAGGCCGTCGCCGGGCACCAGCCGCGCCATGCGCCGCAGACGGCTGTGACCGGCTAGGTCATCACGGCAGCCCGTACTGTCATCTGCACCGCGAACGGCTGCGCCGCACTGGCGAAGTCGGGCCGGGGCAGCCGATGCGGGCCAAGGGTGATGTCGCCCCTAACCGGGACGGCTACATCCGGATTCACGTCGGCAACGGGCGTCGCGTACTAGAGCACGTGCACGTGATGGAAGAGCACCTCGGGCGAACGCTTGAGGCTGGCGAGAATGTCCATCACCGCAACGGCATCCGAGACGACAACCGCATCGAGAACCTTGAGTTGTGGTTCAAGATGCAGCCGTCCGGTCAGCGGGTGACGGACCTGATGGAGTACGTCGCCGAGTATCACACGGATGCCATGGCTGAGATGCTGGCCCGCAGGAAGGCGGCTCGTGCCTGATCATCTCGTGTTCGGCTACTGCCACGGCGGGGTGCTGCGCGCGGAGTTCGCCGCGTCGCTGCTGGCCCTGGCGATGGAAGCCGCCACGCCGCTGGCCGGGGTGATCGCGTGGGAATCCGGCCCGAACATCGCGACGGCCCGGAACCAGATCGTCCACAAGTTCCTGACCACGAGCGACGCGGCGTGGCTGGTGATGGCGGACACGGACATGGTGTTCGCGGCGGATGCGGCGGACCGGCTGATCGCCGTCGCGGACCCCGTATCGCGGCCGGTGGTGGGGGCGTTCTGCCTGCAGCGGGACAAGGACGGCGGCACCCCGTACCCGACGATGTTCGAGTTCGGGCAGGACGGGTCGGGGCGGGTGGGGTTCTCCCGGCTGCGCCAGTGGCCGGATGCCGGGCTGGTGCGGGTGGACGGGACGGGGACGGGGTTCCTGCTGATGCACCGCGACGCGCTGGAGCGGGTGGCGAAGGCGGTGGGCGACGCGGCGGCGCCGTGGTTCCGGGAGCAGCCGACGCAGGCGCCGCTGGCGCTGCTGGCGGAGGACCTGACGTTCTGCCTGCGGTGCCGGCTGGCGGAGGTTCCGGTGCACGTCCACACCGGCGTCAGGGTCGGGCATGTCAAGCCGGTGATGCTCGGCGAGGTGACGTAAAGGGCGTGCGGCTAGTCATAGATGGCCATCGCCTGGTGCCGCTTGATATCGGTTTGGCGGGCACGATTGGTGACGAGCGTCGCGCCCATGCCGCAGGAGCACTGCCAGCGGTACCTGCGGTCCTCGGTTCGCGATTCCGTGATCTGATGTCCGGTCATCTCGGCTGCCTTCCTCTGGCTGCCGGGGTGCCGTTCGAGGCCGAAGATCTCCCGCAGCAGTTCCACCTGCGGATGCTGCGAAAGCATCACGCACCCGAGATGCACTGGGCGCCCAAGATCGTCCGTGCCGCGTTTGTCTGGCCGGCTGGAGAGCGGCTTGTCGCATTCCGCGCACCGTTCGCTCATGGCAGGTCACACTACCGGGGAGTTTCGTGAAGGTTTTCGGGCTGCCGGTCGGGGATGACGGGTGCGGCTATTACCGCTGCTACCAGCCGCTCGCCCAGCTCCGCCGCCTAGGTCATTACGTCATGCTCCCCACCCGGGGCATGGTGTGGCTCCCCGAACCGGAGACCACCGAGCCGGGCGGCATCGACGTGATGGCCGGGCAGCTGCTCACCGGGCCGCGCGGCATGGCGTTCTGGGAGTCCTGGCAGGGTAAGACGGCCCTGGCCTACGACATCGACGACGACGTGTTCAGCAGCGACCATGAGGGCTCGCTGTGGCACAAGATGCCGGAATGCCGGGACATCGCCGCGTACCTGCTCAGCATCTCCGACCTGGTGACGGTGAGCACAGAACCCCTCGTCGACGTGGTGAAGAAGTACAACCCGAACGTGGCGGTGCTGCCGAACTGCGTTCATGAGGACCTGCTGAAAATCGAGCGGCCACGGCGGGAGCGGGTCACGGTCGGCTGGGCGGGCGGCACGTCGCACCTGCGAGATTTCCGCTATGCAGCGCCGATGATCTCGAAGTTCCTGGTCAGGAACCCGCAGGTGGACATGCATTTCGTCGGGGGAAACTACTCGCTGATAGATGAGTGGAAGGCCCCGGAAGACCGGGTGCGGCACACCCAGTGGACGCCGGACGTGTGGGACTACTATCGCGGCGTCGACTTCGATATCGGCCTGGCCCCGCTGGACCCGACGTCGGAGTTCGCCAGGAAAAAGTCCCAGTTGAAGGCGATGGAATACGGGGCGCTCGGCATCCCCGTGGTCGCCTCGGCCGGGGACGCCTACGGCTGGTACGTGGAGCACGGCGTGACCGGGTTCCTGGTGCGCCACGATCACGAGTGGGGCCGGTACCTGCGCGCCCTGGTGAACGATGAGGCGATGCGGGCGGAGATGGGCGCGGCCGGGAAGAAACTCGCCGCGCAGTGGACGATCCAGGGCCACGGCCAAGATTGGATAGAGGCATATGCAGCTGTCGCGTGAGAACGGCTTCTTCGACGTGGCCGGCAGTGAGATTTTCGTCAAGAAGGGCGTCCTGTACGCCGACGACGACCCGGCGGTCAGGGCGCTCCCGGGGATCTTCGACAAGGTGTCCGACGACGCGCCGCCGCCGAAGTCCAAGGTGCAGGCGGCGGTCGCCGCGGCGCGGGGGAAGTCGCAGGCATCCGATGGCTGACCCGGACGGGCTGATGTCGGCGCCGCCGGGGACGGACCACGACGCGGGTAGCGCGAACACGGTCTCCGCGACCCCGGCCGGGGCGGTGACCGCGGCGGTGGCACGTGAGGTGCAGATCAGCCAGGAATCCCTGGCGGCGGGTGACAGCATCGGCGATGCGATGCCGCTGCCGCCGAACCCGGTCAGCGTCAACTACGGGTCCTCGCTCGGCGCGGACTCCACGCAGCAGCAGGTCCCCGAGCAGCAAGGAGGGTACCGGTCATGACCACGCCGAACCCGATGTCGCCGACCGCCGGGCCGGAAGACCCGTCGATCCGGCTGGCCGAGGTGGACACCGCCACCATCATGGACATCCGGGCTCCCTACGACGAGATGATCCCGGGCGAGGTCGCCGCTGCGACCTCGGCCGGGAATGCGTGGTGTGCGGGGGCTGCGGTGTGGGCCGATTCGCCGCAGGGCGCGGGCCTGGGCGGCTTCTCGCTGGCTTCCCCGGAGGCTGCGGATGACTGGCCGACCAGCATGAACATCCCCCACCAGGGCCCGTAGGGTGCACCCGTCGGCGTACCTGTTCGCGTCCCGCGCGCTCGGCGCGGGGGACGTGGCGGGCCGGCGGGTCGTCGAGGCGGGCGCGTACGACTACAACGGGTCCGTGCGCGGCGTCTACGAGGCGATGGGCCCGGCGTCGTACACCGGCACCGACGTGCAGCCGGGGCCGGGCGTGGACGTGGTATGCCCGGCGGAGAAGCTCCCGGCCGAGCTCGGCGACGACGCCGCCGACATCGTGATCTGCACGGAAATGCTGGAGCATGCGGAGGACTGGCGCGGCGCCATGACCGGGATGACCAGGGTCCTGGCTCCGGGCGGGCTGCTGCTGCTGACGACCCGTTCACCGGGGTTCCCGTACCATCCGCATCCGCAGGACCACTGGCGGTTTACCGTGGACCACATGGACGGGATCGCGGAGGCGCTCGGCCTGGAGGTGCTGCGGCTGGAGCCGGACCCGGACTGGAACTCGCCGGGAGTGTTCCTGCTGGCCCGCAAGCCGGACGGGTGGGACGGGGTCGGGATGGCGGAGGGCCTGGCCGTCGTTGAGCCCCGCCCGGCGGCACCCCGGACTGGGTGGATCGGGTAGTGATCGTGGATCAGCTGTTCGCCGTCGCTGCGGCGGACGTGGCCGCCACGAACGATGAGTGGTACACGCCCCGGTGGATCTTTGACGCGGCCGGGCTCGTGTTCGACCTGGACGTGAGCGCCCCGATCGCGCCTGAGTTCCGCACCTGCCCCGCCCGGCGCTACCTGACGGTCATTGAGGATGGGCTTACCGCGCCGTGGGACGGGCTGGTGTGGATGAACCCGCCCTACAGCAACCCGGGGCCGTGGATAGACCGGTTTACCGCCCACCCGGACGGCCTGGCGCTAGTTCCCGCAGCTAGCAGCTTGTGGCGCGGCCGGTACCTCAAGGCATCTGACGGCATCGCGCTGCTAAGCGTCACGGGCAACGAGATGCGCGCTGGCCGGGGGTTCGGCAGGCCTAACGGCAGCCAGGCTAGTTATCCGGTGGCATTGATCCTCGCCGCCCGGGGTGCCCTGGCCGTCAAGGCGCTGGAGCCGGTGGCGATGGCCGATCCGTATGCGGGCGGCGCCTACCACGTGCGGCCCCGCTGATGCTGGCGCACTTCTATCACGTGTACGCGGACGGGGCGTGGCAGGCCCCGGTCGAAGAGCACCTGTCCGCCCTCGATGAATACGGCCTGGACGTGGCGCTGGATCATAAGGTCGCCGGGATCGTCGGCACCCCGGGGAACTGCCAGGCCGTCATCGCCACGCTCGGCCCCGGCTGGCAGATCGCCGTGACCGCCGAGACCGGGTACGAGCAGGTGACCCTGGCCAGGCTCCACGAGTTCGCCGCCCTCGACGGGAAAGTCCTGTACGCGCACACCAAGGGCGCGGCCAACCGGGCGCCGTCGAGCGTGCTGTGGCGGCGGCGGATGACCGAGCAGGTGGTGGGCTGGTGGGAGCGGTGCGTGACCGGGCTGGACACCGGCTGCGACTGCGCGGGGCCGCACTGGATCACCCCGGACCGGTTCGAGGTCCCTAAGCCGTTCTTCGCCGGGAACTTCTGGTGGGCCGACCTGGCGTTCCTGCGGCGCCTGCCCCCGCCGGGCGGTGCGGACCGGTACGCGGCGGAACGGTGGATCGGGGAGACCGAGGTGCCCCGGGTGCTGTCCCTGCTGCCGATCTGGCCGACCGACCACTTGCAGGAGTGGGCGGCCGGCGGATGGTGGGGCGACCAGCCCTGACTAGCGGTCGTGCAGGATGGCCGCCAGCTCGGACAGGTGCGAGGTCAGGACGTCGGGGTTGACGTGGTGCTCGGGCAGGTTCCCGGTCCGGAAGGCCCATTCGGCGAGACGGTGGTAAGTCGCGGGCGGCAGCCAGCCCTGCTGATACAGCACTGGCTCGATACAGTCCGCGACCAGCAGGGCCGTGCGCTCGCGGTCGACCCCGGTCGCGATGCCGTACGCGGAGTCTTCCAGTTCGTCCGCTATCGTCTCGGCCAGGGCCTTCTTGTCCTCTTCGGTCACTCACTCACGGTACTAGGAGGCCCGCAGGATGCACCTGCCGTGGCGCGACCAGGCCCCCGGACCGGGCGCCCAGCCGGTCTCCACGTCGCTGACACCGGACGAGGCGCAGGCCCTGGCGGCGCTGGCCGCCGGCAAGGACGTCCTCGAGATCGGGTCCGCGTTCGGGTTCTCAGCGTGCGTGATGGCCCTCGCCGGGGCGCGGCACGTCACCGCCGTGGACCCGCACACGTGGCTGAACTCGCACGGGGCGATGACGGCGAACCTGGACAGGGCCGGCGTCGCGGACAGGGTGACAGTCGTGCGGGAGCACTCGCCGGGCGCGCTGGACGGGCTCGGCCCGTTCGGGCTGGCGTTCATCGACGGCGACCACGCTGCCTCGGCGGTCCGTGCGGACGTGGAGGCGGCCCGCAAGGTGCTGGGCTCCGGCGGGGTGCTGGCCTGCCATGACCTCGGGGAGGACTGCTGCTGCCCGGGTGTGCGGTGGGCGCTTGAATCGCTGTTCCCGGCCGGGCCGTCTGAACTGGTCGACACGCTGGCCATCTACCGGGAGGTCGCGTGAAAGTCCTGGTCACCGGGTCGTCCGGGTTTATCGGGCAGCACATGGACGCCGCGCTGGAGGCGCGCGGCCATGAGGGCGTCGCGTACGACCGGCCGGTCGGCGACGTGCTCAACCCGGACCGGATCGAGTTCGCGTGCCGCATGTCTCACGCTGAGGCGATCATCAACCTGGCCGGGGTCCTGGGCACCCCGGAACTGTTCGGCTCCGAGCACCGCGCCGTCGAGGTCAACATCCTCGGTGCGCTCAACGTCTACGACGTCGCGGCGAAGCTGGGCCTGCCGGTGGTGCAGATCGGCACCGGGCACAAGGGGCAGCCGAACCCGTACGCCATCACCAAGGGCGCGGCGGAAGACCTGGGGCTGGCCCGGGAACGGTGGCTCGGCGAGAAGATCACCGTCGTGCGGGCGTACCACGTGTACGGCTCGGGCCAGCTCCCCGGGCCGCCGTACGGCCCGGCGGGCGTGCACAAGTTCTTCCCGACGTTCGCGTGCCGCGCGCTGAACGGGGAGCCGCTGGAACTGTGCGGCGGCGGCGGCCAGCTGATCGACCCGGTGCATGTCTCGGACGTGGCCGTGGCGCTGGCCGACGCGATCGGCGGCCCCTACGGGCAGGTCGTGGAGGCCGGGTGCGGGAAGCCCGTCACGGTGGCGCAGGTGGCCCGCGACATCGCCGAGACGACGGGGCGGACCCCCTGGTGGCTGCTCGATGGACCCGGCCGGCCGGGTGAGCCGCAGGACGCCGAGGTGGTCGCCACCGCGCCCGCGTGCCGGAACCCGTGGCCCTACCTGGTCCCCGAGACAGTGGAGTGGTACCGGCAATGGCTGACCCGCTCGTAAGCGTCGTCACGCCGACATGGGATCGTCATGACCTGCTGTTCGGCAGGTGCATCCCGTCGGTGGCGGCGCAGGACTACGACGCGATCGAGCACATCGTGGTCTCCGACGGCCCCGATCCGGCGCTGCGGCCGAAGCTTGCCCCGCTGCTGCCCGGTGCTGTTGTCCGGATCGAGGAACTCCCCGAGCATGACCCGGCCGCCCAGTGGGGGCATCACGCCCGGCTCCACGGCATCGACCTGGCCAAAGGCGACTACATCGCTTATCTCGACGACGACAATTCCTGGCGGCCCGCCCACGTCCGGCTGCTGGTCGCCGCGCTGGAGGAGACCGGGGCGGATTTCGCCTACGGCAAGACCCAAGTCCACGGCCGCGGCGAGTACATCATCGGCACCGACCCGCCCGCCGAGGGCTACATCGACACGTCCATGATCATCCACCGCCGGGAGCTGCTCGACGTCGCGACGTGGCGGTGGCACCCGGGGATCCCGACGATCGACTGGGATCTCGTCAAACGGTGGATGGCCGCGGGCGCCACGTGGGTCCGCGTCCCGCACGTCACCGGGGATTACTACTTCCACTGAGGGGAGAGTGATGCCCTATGCCGCAGACGTACGGTCCGTACCTCGCGAAGGTGCTGGACTGGCACGACGGCGATTTAGCGTCACCGCCCACATTGACGTCGATCTCGGCTTCTCGCAGCGCGCCGCCGCGTACACCCTCGCCGGCACGCCGCAGCTGTCCTGCCGGGTGTTCGGCATCAACGCGCCCGAGCTCGCCACAGATGCGGGGAAGGCGGCCCTGGCGTACGCGGAGCAGATCTGCCCGCCGGGGACGATGGTGACCGTCATCTCTCATTCCTGGGACAAATTCGGGGGCCGCTGGGACGGGACCGTAACCCTGCCTGACGGGACTGACTTCGCGGGGCTGATGCTGGCGTCCGGCCATGCCGTCCCGATGGCTGATTTAGGAGGCACCCATGCACCTGCTGGGCAAGGCGGAGATCGTGCCGCCGCCGTGGGAACCGGACATGGGCTGGCGGGTCCTCGACCCGGACGGGCACCTGGTCAGCGCGGGCGGCAAGACGATCATCCGCGTGGAGCTCACATTCACGCACGAGTTCACGGACGAGTTCGGCGTGGACGGCAACCGGGTTCCGCTGCTGCGGCAGGTGAGCTAGGTGACCGAGGGCCTGGCGTTCGAGCCGGAAGACGAAGGCTGGCGGGTCATCGGCCCGGACGGCACCGTGATCACGTCCGGCGGGCAGACGGTGACAGAAGCGTCCGCGGACGCAGGGCAGGAGACATAAATGGCAGCGCTCGACAACACCCTGATAGCCACCCTCCTGAATTATTTGACGCCAACCGGCGCGGCCGGGGTGAACGGCACCGCGATCGGCACCCCGCTGGGCACCACCGCCATGAAGCTCAGGCTGAACTCGACGCTGTCCACGGGTGCCGCGGCCGGGACGGACATCGGCACGCAGACGTCCGGGTACACGGCGGGCGGGTGGACGTCGCTCGGCCAGTCCACCTCGACGGGCGCCCCGATCGTGGTGGGCGTGCCGTTCACCACCCAGTCATTCGTGTCGTCCGGGTCACCGACCGCGGTGGTGTCGTTCGACCTGACCGGCAACGGGGCGCAGCGGGGATTCTGGGGACCCTTCAACGCCCAGCCGGTGAACGTCGGGTCGGGCAACACGTTCCAGGTGGTCGGCGGCGCGGCCGCCGCAGCAGGCATCCAGATCTCCCTGACGTGAGGTGACAGCATGCCGGTTACCCTGTGGTCCGCCCCGACGCAAGAAGGCAACGCCGCGCCGTTCGTGCAGTCCACGATCACCGCGGCGGTCCTGGACGTCTCCCCGGGCACCTGCCTGATCCCGGCCGGGACCCTGGACCTGGGCACCCGCCTGCGGATCACCGCGTGGGGCAACTACATCGCCACCACCACCGCGTCCACGATCGCCTGGGGGTTCTACATGAACAACCCGGGCGTCACGATCCTGACCACCCCGGCGGTCCTCACCCTCGGCCCGGCGATCACCTGCGTCGCCTCCACGATGCCGTGGATGCTGGAGTACTGGGGGACCATCTCGGCGCAGTCCACCACGACGGGCACGGCCGGGACGATCATCGGCCGCGGCCGGTTCACCTACCAGACCACGGCCTGGGCCACGGTCCCCGCCGTCGCCGCCGCGATGTGCCCGCAGACCGTCGGCGCGCAGACCGTCGCGCAGACCGCCACCGGGATGATCACCTACAACACGCAGAACATCTTCATCGGCGCCACGGTCACCACCGCCACCGGCCTGACGTCCATCACCACCAACGAGCTGACCTGCGAAGTGATCGGATAGCCATGGCCATCGGGAACCAGCCGAACGTGCAGCAGCTCAACAGCCAGGCGGCGCAGCTCGCGTCTACCTGGCGCTCCACCGCGCAGCAGACCCTGGCCCTGCAGTCGTACGTGACCTCTCTCGGGCAGGCGGGACTGGTCGCGCTCGGGTTCAGCTCAGCCGACGCCACCGCGTTCACCACCGCCATCAACCAGATGTCCACGATGGCGGGGCTGTTCCAGGGCACCGCGACGCAGGCGACGACGTTCAACTTCCAGAACGCGATGGTCGCGCTCACCGGGCCGAACTGAGCGGAGGTCCCACGGCGCCCGGAGGGCGGTGATCGGGCGTGACCTGGAACGTCCTCCAGTCGGTCGGGGTGCTCGGCTCCGGGTCCAGCACCGTCGCGACGTACACCTCGAACGTCTCCTCCGGCACCAAGCTGATCGCCTACTTCTCCGCTTTCGGCTCCTCGTCGTTCACGATCACCAGCGTCAAGGACGGCGCGCTCAACACGATGACGCAGGTCGGGTTCCTGTACTCCGCCACGTCCGGGACCGGCACCGGGATCTTCGCGATGGACACCCCCGCCGGGGACGTCGGAACCAAGCCGGTCATCACCGCCCTGATGAGCAACAGCCAGTTCGGTTCCATGGTCATCCAGGAGGTGTCCGGGCTCGCCGTCGGGAACACGCTGGGCGCGATGGTCGACGGCACCGCCGCCGCCACCGGGTTCGCCGCCGGGGCGTCCCACGCCCAGCCCGCATACAGCAGCACCGCGGCCGGGGAGTTCCTGGTCTCGTTCTGCGGGGACCAGGGCGGCCCGCAGACGATGACCAAGCCGGCCGCGTACACCCTCGACGCGAACGCCGTCAACAACAACTCCTCCGCTGACTGCTGCCCCGCGTACGCCAACTCGGCCAATGGCGCGGAGTCCGGGACCTGGTCGTACTCCGGGTCGACCATCGGCTCGAACATCATGGTGGTCGCGTTCCAGCTGGCCGCCGGGGGCGCGGCGGCGGTGCCCGCCACCCCGGCGGCCAGGATGGCACCGGGCTGGCATCCGGGCCGCGGCCTGCCGGGCCTGCCAGCCGGGACGCCGTTCCTGGCAGCGCAACCCGGGGCCGTCGCCGCCGCCGTCGCGGACACCGGGATCGGGCCAGGCCAGCGGACCATGACCGGCATCCGCCGCCAGGCTCCGGACGCGGGCACCAGGGCAACCTACACGTGAGGGGAGCAGCGCATGTCTGAGTACAGGGCGGCACCCCGCGCCACGACCACGCCGTTCGCGCCGGTACCGGTCGCGCTGGTCGCGGCGACCACCAAGACAGTCCTCCAGGTCAACGTCCCGTCCGGGCAGGACATCCGGATGGTCGGCTGGGGCGTGTCGTTCGACGGGGTGTCCGGGACCGGCGTCCCGGTGATCTGCCAGCTGATCGAGGGGGACGTCGCCGCGTCCGTCGGCACGTCGCTGACCCCCGACCAGTGGGGCAACGCCATCGCCACCGCGTCGGTGTGCATCGGCGGGACCGCGCTGACCGGGTACAACTTCGGCACCGAGGGCACCATGACCGCCGTGCGGGAACTGGACTCCCAGCATGTGCACCCGCAGTCCGGTTACGCGGTGTTCTGGCCGGAGGTCCGCATCCAGCCCAAGTGCGGCGCCGCCGCGGCGGCGCGGTTCGTGCGGATCCGGTGCACCGCCGCCGCGGGCGTGAACGTCCTCCCGTGGTGCCTGTGGGCTGAGCCGTCGATCTGAGGTAGCTGATGCCGATCCGCGGCGCGGGCGCTAACGTCCGGTTCGGCAGGCCCGCGCCCGATCAGGGCGGCGTTGTCATCACCGGCACCGCTACGGCGGCCGGAGCCGGAGCGGCGACCGCCCTGGCCGTCCAGGCGGCACCCGCCACATCGGCCGGGGCCAGCGCGACCGCAGCCCTCGCCGTCCAGGCGGCTCCCGCCTCCCTGGCCGGAGCAGCCGCTGTCACCGCGCTGGCCACCCAGATCGCCCCGGCCGCGGCGGCCGGGGTCGGCGCCGTCACGGACGTCGCGACCCAGATCGCCATCGGGACGGCTGCCGGGGCTGGTGCCGAGACCGCGAAGGCTGTCCAGTCCGCCATCGCCACGGCAGCCGGAGCCGGTGCCGATACCGCGGCCGCCACGCAGATCGCCCCGGCCACCGCTGCGGGCGCTGGCGCCGTCACGGACGTCGCGACGCAGGCCGCCATCGGAACGGCCGCGGGCGCCGCCTCGGTCACCGCGGCCGGCACATTGCCGTCGGCCGGCATCAACCCCGTCCCGTTCAGCCAGAACAACGGCTTCCTGGCCAGCGGCACCGTCCTCACAGTCAACCTGCCCGCCTACACCACGGGCGACTTCATCCTGCTCATCCTCGCCCGCAACAACACCAGCGCCAGCGCGTTCACCTACTCCGCCGCCGTCACCACCGCCACCGAACTGCCCCCCGGCGGAGCCGGCACCCGGATGCTCACCGCCGTCCAGATCATCCCCAACGGCCTAGGGCAAACCAGCTTCACCGTCACCGGCTCCACGTCGGTATGGCACTACTGGATCGCGAACTACCGCGGCGCGTCGATGACCCTGGCCGTCGCCGACGCGGCCGACACCATCGGCAACACCACCAGCTCCGTCATCGCGATGCCCGAAGTCGACCTCGGGTTCATCGCCACCGGCCTCGAGCTGCTCATCAGCGCCGGCGCGGTGAACGCGACGGCCACCTGGACCACCGACGCGAACACCCAGTACCACTCCAACGCCACCGACAACGCCGCGCTGATGACCGACGCGGTGAACCTGCCCGCCGGGGTCCTCACCGGCCTGCCCGCCACCGTGGACCGCGGCCTCGGCGGCACCAACCGCAACCAGAACTCCCTCGCCCTGGTCCTCCAGCAGGACCCCGGCGGCGTCATCAACCTGCTCGCCAACCCGAGCTTCGAGGCCGGGACCACGCTGGCCACCGGGTGGACCGACGAGCACACCACCGCCACGGCGGCCACGTACTCGCTGACCGCCACCGGGGCGACAGACGGCACGCTCGCCCAGAAGTTCACCTACACCGGGGTCACCGCCGACGCGGGTACCGCTATAACGGAGATCTTCCAGTCCCCGTTCGCGGCCACGCCAGGGCAGTACCTGACGTTCTCCGCGTGGCTGTCCGGCTCGCTCACCAGCCTGTACGGGTTCATCGGCATCGAGGGATTCAGCGGATCCCCCGGCAGCCTGGTCTACCTCTCCGAGTCCGACACCAACTTCCTGACCCTGTCCGGCACGCCGGTCCTGTATTCCGTCGGGTACCTGTGCCCCGCCGGGACGACGTACGTCGCCGCTTACCTACAGGTGCCGTCGATCGGTCCCGGGACCGCCCTGTCGGTCACCATGGACCAGGCCGAGCTGCGCGTCGTCACGTCGGCGGTCGGGGCCGCCGCTGTCACCGCGGTCGTCACGCAGATCGCCACCGCGACGGCCGCCGGGGCCGGGTCGGTCACTGCGGTCGCCACCCAGATCGCCCCCGGGACAGCGGCTGGCGCGGGTACTGCCACGGCGGCCGCCGCCCAGGCCGCGACAGCGACAGCAGCGGGCGCGGGTGCCGCCTCCGCGCTGGCCACGCAGATCGCCCCGGCGGCGGCTGCGGGCGCAGCCGCCGCCTCCGCAGTTGCCACCCAGGCCGCCATCGCGTCCGCCGCCGGAGCGGGCTCGGTCACCGCGGCGGGCAGCGTCACCGGGGCCGGTGCCACCGCCTCAGCCGCCGGGGCAGCGTCTGTCACCGCGCTGGCCACGCAGATCGCGCCCGCGACAGCGGCGGGCGCCGGGTCGGTATCGGACGCCGCCGCCCAGGCAGCGAAGGCCACTGCAGCCGGCGCCGGGTCGATCACGGCCGCCGGGGCGATCACCGGCACCGCGAGCGCAGTCGGCGCGGCCGCGGCAACCGCCAAGGCAGCCCAGGCACCAACCGCTCAGGCAGCGGGCGCGGCGGTCCTGTCCGCGCTGGCCACCCAGGCCGCCATCGCGGCCATCACCAGCGCCGGGGCCGCCACTGCCATCGGGAGCCTGCAGCTCGCATTCACCGTGGGCGCGCTGACGGCCTCCAGTGCGCCCACGGCCGCCCTGACGGCCTCCAGCGCCGCCGCCGCTACGACCGCTAACACGGCGGCTATAGGGGCACTCACAGCCGGAACAGCGAGGACGGGAGGACCGGGATGACCGCATATTGGCAGGGCCAGCCGGTCACCATCCCGGTCACGGTCAAGCAGCGCAACGTAGACGGCACCTACAGCCTCGTCGATGCCGGGTCCGTGACGACCACGGTCAAGCTCGCCGCCGTCGACGGAACGCTCACCACCACCGGCACGTACAGCACGCCCGTGCACGACGGCCTCGGCCTCTACCACCAGGACGTTCCCGTCACCGACCTCGCCGTCAACGGCCACTATCAGTACGCGGTGGTCACCACCGGCGCGGGCGCGGGCGTCCAGGTCGGCGAGTTCGACGTGACCGACCCGTTCACGACATCGGTGCTGCCGCTGCAGGACGCCAAGGACGCCCTCAACATCCCGCAGGCCACCACCACGTCCGACGCGGAGATCGCCTCCTACATCGCCACCATCGAGAGCAGCCTCGAACGGGCCACTGGCGGGCCGCTCGTCAACCGGGTCGTAGTCGAGCGGTCCGAGATGATGAGCGGGCAGACCGTGATCCTGGTCCGGCAGCGACCACTGGTCTCCGTCACGTCGATCGCGTCGGCCAGCGGCAGCAACATCGACATCTCCGGCGGCCTCGACCTCGACGTCAACGCCGGGGCCATCCGCCGCAAGCTCGGCCTGCCGTTCTACGGGCCGTTCTTTACCTGGTTGCCCGTCTGCTATCCCACCTACGTGGCCGGGTGGGGCACCAGCATGCCGGGGGCGTTCAACAGCTTCGCCCGGGTCGTCATCCAGCACCTGTGGACCAGTCAGCGCGGTCCGGCGGCCCTGCCGATGGGCGGCGGGGAGATGGTCCAGGTGCCCGGGTTCGGGTTCCTGGTCCCGAACATGGCCGCCGAGATGCTCAACGGCTCACAGGGCGGCGTTCCGTTCTTGAGTGAAGCCTTCATATGAAGGCCTGGCATGGCTCGGCTAGGCGCGACTCGGCGAGATATTCATTCTGCCGGCAAGTTCCCTCTTGCCTCTTCTTCCGCCACCTGCTTCACGGCATTGGCCGCGGCAAACCAGTGCGCCCGGATAGCCGGATCCTGATCCTTCCAGGCTGGCAGCGGCTCACCACGGATGCTCTTGCCGCCGCAGTGCCTGAAGTACGCGTCGTAAGCCAGGCCGCCCCAGTAGTCAATCAGGATAGCGGCATCGTCTCCGGTTTCTGTCACGGAGGAAGCATAGTGGTCGCAACCGGGAGAGCCTGAGTGAGCGTCACCCGGTTCGCCGACGCCGTGACAGCGCTGCTCGCCGCCTACAACGCTGCTGCCGGGCTGTCCGGGGTCCCCGTCTACGACGGGGCGCAGCCCTCCGGCGCGGCCGACCAGGATTTCATCATCGTCGGCCACGACGGCACCATCGGCACGGACGGCACCCTTGAGGCCACCGCCCTCGCCGGGATCTATCTGCAGCAGTGGTCCGACCTCACCACCGGCCGGGATGAGACCGGGTCCGTCAACTGCCTCATCGTCTCCCAGACCGGCGACGCCAGCGACATCGCCGGGCGGCGGGTACGGGTCAAGGCGCTGCTCGCCGCCACCGAGGACGCCGCCGCCGCAGCCGTCGTCACGCACCTGACGTTCGACGGGACCACCGACGGGCGGTTCATCTACCGGCAGTCAGCCGGCGGGGTCGTCGTCATGTGCGCGTACCGGGTCTCTTACTCCGCACCGTGGGGCTGACGCCGGATCCCGTCGTACCCGGCCAGCTTCGCCGCGTCCACGCGGATGCCGGGCGGGCAGCGTGGCCCGCAGCCGCCTAGCCGATAGCAGGCGTCGGTCACCGGGTGCCCGCTGAACGTGCCCTCAGCGTCAGGCAGGCCCGCGACGAACTCCGCCATTCGGCGGTCCTCCGCCGCCTGAACCTCCGGCGGCAGCGGCCGGAGCATCGCCTCACGGAACCGCCGGGTCGCCTCACCATCAGCTATGGCCATGACTGGAGTGTAATGCGCTGGCTCATCGGCCACCCCGGCCCCCAGTTCTCCGTTCACGACGTGTACGAGGGATGGGTCGAGGCGCTCCGCGGCCTGGGCGAGCAGGTATTCACGTTCGACTTCGACCGCAGGCTCCAGTTTTTCGACGCGGCACTGATCAACGACACGGGAGTCACCGACACCGAGGGCCGTCCGCTGATCCACAAGGCGATGCCCCGCCCGGCGGCCATCGAGGTAGCCACGTACGAGATCCTCAAGCCCGCATTCCTGGCCTGGCCCGACGTGGTGCTGCTGATCTCCGCGTTCTGGTACCCGCCGTTCCTGCTCGACGTGATGCGCGGCCGCGGCATGAAGGTCGTGCTGCTGCACACCGAATCGCCGTACCAGGACTCGGAGCAGCTGGAGCGGGCCGCCCACGCCGACATCAGCTTGGTCAACGATCCCGTCAACATCACCGCCTACCAGGCGCTCGGCCCCGCCGCGTACATGCCGCATGCGTACCGGGAGAAGATCCACTACCCGGCGGACCCCGGGGCGGGCAAGACATGGGACCTGTCGTTCGTGGGTACGGGCTTTCCGTCGAGGATTGAATTTTTCGAGGCCATGGCCCTACATTTGGAGCGGCGCCCCGGCGGGGCTCCATTGCGGCAAGAAGCTGGTCAAGAAGTCCCGGAAGCGCTGGAATCTTCATCTCGCCGAGAGGCGGGCTCCATTGAAGCGTCGGTACCGGATTCCCTTGCCGCGTCGCGTTCTTCATCTTCCCTGCCGGGGCGTTTCGCGCGTTCCGGGCTGAATGTCTGCCTCGCCGGGCCCTGGCTGGACCTCCCCCCGGACTCGCCGCTGCGCGACTGGACGATGTTCGAGCACGAGGCGTGCGTCACCAACGACGACACCGCGGAGATCTACCGCCAGTCCCGGTGCGGCATCAACTTCTACCGCCGCGAATCGGAGCAGGCCCACGCGGGCGAGGGGTGGGCGTGCGGGCCCCGGGAAATCGAGCTCGCCGCATGCGGGACATGGTTCGCCCGCGACCCCCGCGGCGAAGGCGACGAGCTGTTCCCGGCGCTGCCCCGGTTCACCGGCCCGGCCGAGGCATCCGAGCACATCCGGTGGGCGCTCGCCCACCCCCGGGAGCGGGACAAGGCCGCCGCGCAGGCGCGTGAGGCGGTAGCGGACCGGACGTTCGGCAACAATGCGCGGCGGCTGCTCAAGCTGCTGGACAACTAGGAAAGGCAGGCCACCGTGGCACGCTCGCATGGCAGGAACGGCATCGTCTACATGGGTGCGACGCAGGGTGCGGTGGCCACGCCGGTCACGTTCCAGGCGTCCTGGAGCGTCAGCATGGTCACCGACACCGACGAGGTGACCGCGTTCGGGGACCCGGTGAAAATTTACGTCTCCGGGCTCCCTGACGCATCCGGGGACTTCAGCGGGTTCTGGGACGACGCGACGTCCCAGACGTACAAGGCGGCCACAGACGGGCTCCCGCGGAACATGTACCTCTACCCGAACGTCACCTCGGACCCCCTCACCTACTTCTTTGGCACGGTGATCGCGGACTTCGCCATGGACGGCGCGGTGGGCAGCGCGGTGAACGTGAAATCGTCGTGGAAGGCGGCCAGCGCGGTGCAGCGGTACACGCAGTTCGGCGGGCTGGGCAGCTAGCGCATGGCCGACATGGCGTCCGAGCTGGAGGCGGCCGCCGTCCGGCTGCGCCGCGCCGGTCAGGACGACCTGGCCCGGGAACTCACCCGGGCGATGCGCGACGCCGTGGGCAAGGTCCCGGACCAGATCCGGGCCGGGCTCAGACCGCACCTGCCCGACCGGTACGCGGAGACCCTCGCCGGGGACCTGGACATCAAGACGATCGCCCGCAGCGGCGGCGCGTCCGCCGACGCCGTGGTGTCGGTGTACGCGCAGTCGCGCGGCGGGAACCGGAAACTGAGGCGCCTCGACGCGGGCCTGCTCACCCACCCCGTGTTCGGCAACCGGGAGGTGTGGCGCACCCAGGAAGGCCCGGGTCACGGCATGGAGCCCGGCTGGTTCACCGGCCCCTGCGAGGCGGCCGGGACCCCGGTCCGCGACGCGCTCGAGCGGGCGCTGCACGACGTCGCCGCGAAAGCGGCCGGATAGGAGACTGCCATCAAGATCACCCTGGGCGGCGAATCGTTTGACTATGACGGGTCCAAGGCGCCCATGAGCGAGGCGCTGTGGGTCGAGCACGTCTACAAACGGCGCTACGCCGAGTGGCAGGACGACCTGGCCGCCGGGTCGGCCAGGGCGATGTGCGTGCTCGCCTGCCTGATCTGGCGGCGGGACGGCCGCGACGTGCCGCTGCAAGACCTGCTGGACGGCACGGTCGATTTTGACCTGATGGAGATGCTCACGTCGATGGCCGAGGCGGCTGAGGCGGAGAAGGGCGAGGCGGCCGCGCCGGACCCTACGCCACCGTCGGCCCCGGCTGGCACACGCACGACCGGCACCGCTACCTCGCGATCTTCGCGAAAGAGTTCCACGTAAGACCCTGGGAGGTCGGGCTCCTGGACGTCGCTGACTTCGAGGCACTCATAGATGCCGCCGAGGAAATGATCGACGGCCATTAACAAGCGGCGGACGGAAGGCGGGTGACCGGTGGCGGCCTCGATAACCTTCGACTTCCTGTCCCGCGGTTCCGACAAACTCGCCGGCGACTTCAAGAAGACCGGCGATAACGCCGCCGCCGCCGCGCGGGGCGCGAAGGTGCTTCAGGATACTATCGATCGGCTCGGGACAAAAGAAAACCGCACCGCCGCCGAATCAGCGAACCTGGCCAAGGCGCTGCGGCTCACCGGCGACGCCGAGGACCGGGCCGCCGCCAAGGCCCTCGCCGCGGACATCGCGATCCGGCGGCTGGCCGACGCGGAGCAGGACGCGGCGAAGAACGCCGGCCGGGCCAGCGGCAGCTTCGCCGGGCTGGCCGGGGAGATCACCGGGTTCGGCGCCGCGTCCACCGCCGCGAGCAGCAAGAGCAGCCTGTTCGCCAAAGGCCTCGCCGCGATCAACCTCGCCTCCGGCGTCCTGGAGCCTGCGCTGGCCGGGGTCGTCGTCGCGGCCGGGGGCCTGGCGTCGGGGCTGGCCGCCGCCGGGGCCGGCATCGGCGTGTTCGGGGCCGTCGCCAAGACCGTCGTCGCGGAGGCGTCCAAGGCGGCCACCGCGTACGCCGCCGCGCAGGCCAAGATGAGCGCCGCCACCACCGGCGCGCAGCGCGCCGCCGCGCTGAAGGCCGAGAAAGCCGCGTTCGCCGGGCTGTCCCCGCCCGTCAAGGCCCTCGCCATCGAGCTCGGCAACACCCAGAAAATGTGGAAGGCATTCACCGACGCAGCCGCACCCGGCGTCGTCGGGGTCCTGTCTCAGGGCATCGGTATCCTGACCAGCCACTTCGGGGTCCTCGGCAAGTTCCTGCCCCCCGTTGAGGCGGCGCTGTCCGGGCTCATGACCCGGCTGAACACCGGCCTGAACTCGTCCGGGTTCAAGTCGTTCACCGACCTGCTCGCGAAGAACACCGGCCCGGCCATCACGAAGATCGGCATCGCGGTCGGCAATGTCGTCGTCGGCATCGGCGGGATACTCAAGGCGTTCATGCCGGTCAGCCAGCAGATGCTGACCGGGGTCGACAAGATCACCGCGAAATTCCGCGAGTGGGGCACCACCCTGTCCGCGGGCACCGGGTTCCAGTCGTTGATGAGCACGTTCAAGGAGGAAACCCCGCAGGCCGTCGCGATCCTGAAGAACCTCGGCCTGGTGCTGGCCAACGTCGGCAAGGCCGTATTCGGCCTGTCCTCGTTCTCCAACAGCAAGATGCTGCTGAACATGCTGCTGCCCCTGTCCGGGGCGATGGCGTCGCTGTCCAAGAACACCGACCTGGTGCGAGTCGCCATGTACGCGCTGATGGCGGTGAAGATCGGGCAGCAGTTCTCCTGGGTCACCGACGCGTGGAAGGGCCTCGTCAAGTTCGCCGCCGCCGCTGAGGGCGCCACCGTCGCGGAGACGATCGCCGCGGCCGCCACGAGGGCGTGGGGCCTGGCGATGGACGCCCTGCCGTGGGTCGCGCTGGCCGCCGCCGTCGTCGCCGTCGCCGTCCTGATCATCAAGTACCACTCGCAGATCTGGGCGTTCGTGCAGAAGGTGTGGCACGACGTCCTCGCCGTGATCATGGCCACCTGGGACTGGGTGAAGACGCACTGGCCGCTGCTGGTCGCCATCATCACCGGGCCGATCGGCCTGGCTGTCTTGTTCATCATCAAGCACTGGACCACGATGACGACCGGGATTGCCGCCCTGTTCGACATCGCCAAGAACAAGATCGGGATCGCCTGGGATCAGATCGAGCTGGCCGCGCTGCGCGGCGTCAAGTTCATCCTGGACAAGATGGGCCTACTCCCGTTCGGGATGGGCGAGCCGTTCAGGAAGGCGGCTAGAAGCATCGGTAATTCCATGGCCGGGATCCAGGCTGATGTCGCGCGGCGCACCGGGCAGATCCAGGCTGATTTTGACCGGCTCCACGGCAAGACCATCAAGATCAACGTCACCGGGGCCGGGAGATGGTCGGTGTCGGGACCGACGTCGGCAACCGGGGTGGCGCACGGCCCGCAGAACATCGGCGCCGGGGCTGCCGCGGCCGGGCTGTTCATCAACCGGGGCACCGGGCCGACCGCTGATGACGTGCTCATCCGGGCGTCCCGGGGTGAGCTGATCGTCCCGGCCCGCCTGGTGGCCTCAGGGGCAGTGGATCACCTGCGCGGCTCCATTCCCGGGTTTGCGCAGGGCGGTGTCACCGGGTCGTACGGGCCGGGGAAGCTGAGCGGGCTCGGCCCGTGGACGGTCGGCCGGTACGGTGCCACCGAGCTGGCAATCGCCCAGGCGACCGCGGACGCGACCCTGAACGCGATGCGGGCGGCGCAGAAGGCAGCCAAGGCGGCAGCCGCGGCGGGCTCGTCGGTTCCGGGCGCTGGCGGCGGCGTGACCCGGTGGAAGAGCCAGATCCTCACCGCGCTGGCGATGCTGGGCCAGTCGGCGGGGAACCTGGGCGCGGTCGAGCACCGCATGATGCAGGAGAGCGGCGGCAACCCGTTCGCGGTGAACCGTACCGACTCCAACTGGTTCGCCGGCACGCCCAGCGTGGGCGTCATGCAAGTCATCGGCCCCACGTACCGGTCGAACAGCCCGGCCGGGTGGCGGAACCTGGCGCCGATGGCGTACGGCGTGTCCGAGGACGTGCTCGCCAACACCTACGCCGGGCTGCACCATGCGATTTATGACTACCGGGGCCGGTCGCTGGCCTCGGTGATGATGCAGTCCGGCGGCTACGCCAAGGGCGGCCTGATCCCCGGATACGCGTCCGGCGGGGTAGCCGGGCAGGGCGCCGCGTACCTCAAGGCGTGGCAGAGCAGGCACGGCAGCGGGGCGCACGGCCCCGTCGTCCTCAACGAGCAGATCGCCCGGATGACCGCCGCGGTCCGCCGCGCCAAGGCCCTCGCCGGGGCGTCCGGCCTGTCCGGCGGGCAGCACCGGTTCTGGGCGAAAGCCGCCGCCAGCGAGACCAGGCGGCTCGCCCTCCTGCGCAGGGAACTCGCCACCGGGCGGGCCTGGCGCACCCAGCTGGAACTCAGCGAACTCGGCCTCGACAGGCAGATCCGCGCTGCCGGGAACCTGCCCTCGCTGCGCGGCCCGGTGCGGGGGTGGAAGGCGCAGCTCGGCCGGGACCGGGCCAAAGTCGCCGCTATCTCCAAGATGCTCGGCTATTCCAGCGCGTACCTCGCCGCGCACAAGCCGCCGCCCGCCCCGCGGAAGGTGACGCCACCCGGGGTGCCCGGGTCGATCCCGCACACCGGCGCCTACACCGACAGCACCGCCGACCTGATCAGCCAGCTGTTCGCGTCGCTCGCGTCGAACAGCCGGGTCGTGACCCTGGACTCCGGCGGCCTGCTCATGCCCGGACTGTCCACCGTCTACAACGGCACCGGCCGCCCGGAGCAGGTCATCCCCGCCGGCCGCGGCGGCGCCGGGACGGTCGTGCTGCAGAACCACGGCGTCATCGGCTCCCAGGCTGAGCTGGAGAACTGGCTCGTCCGGTCGATGGACAGCCTCAAGCGCAAGCGGCGGATCTGACGTGGCCTCCTCCAGGCCGGTGTTCCGATTCTACATCGACTGGAACAATGACGGCGACTTCGCCGACGCCAGCGAAGAAGTCACCAGCATCTCCGGCGGGAACGTGCTCGCCGCCGACGGCGTGACCATCTCCTACGGCCGGGACCAGGCCCGCGCGTTCTCCCCCGTCCGCGCCGGCGAGGCCGCGTTCAAGCTGAACAACGCATCCCGGATGTACTCCCCGGAGAACGCCTCCTCCCCGCTGGCCGGGCAGCTGGTCCCCGGGCGACCCGTCCAGATCACCGCCACCCAGGACGCCGCCACCACCGTCATCTACCGCGGGTTCCTCGACGACTTCACCGTGTCCCCGAACAAGGGCGACCGGACCGTCACCATGTCCTGCCTGGACCTCATGGCACGGTTCGCCCAGGCCAACCCCCTCTCCACCCCGCTGTACGCATCGATTCGCACCGGGACCGCGATCGGGTACATCCTCGACGCGCTCGGCTGGCCCGGCGGCGCCCGCGACATCGACCCCGGCGCGTCCACGATCCGGTGGTGGTGGGAAGAAGGCAGCGACGGGCTCACCGCGCTGGCCAGGATGCTCGCCGCCGAAGGGCCCCCCGCGATCTGCTTCGTCGACACCAGCGCGAACTTCGTGTTCCGGGACCGGCACCACCGGATCCTCGACGCCCCGTCAACCGCCGTGCAGGCCACGTTCACCAACGGGACCAGCACGGAGACCGCGAGCACCGTCACGTTCTCCCAGCCCATGACGTACGACACCGGGTGGCGGGATATCGTCAACACGATCATCGTGCCCGTCGACCAGCGGAACCAGGCGGCGCTCGGCGTGGTGTGGTCAACCGACGCCACGATCGCCGTGCCCGCCGGCACGTCCGTGGCCGTCATCGCCCAGTCCGGCGACCCGTTCACCAACGCGGTCACCCCCGTGGCCGGGACCGACTACACCCTGCTGACCGGCGCGGCCACCGCCGCCCTGTCCCGCACGTCCGGGCAGGCCGTGACCATCACGTTCACCGACTCCGGCGCGGGGAGCCTCGTCACCGGACTGCAGCTCCGCGCCAACCCCGTCACCGTGGCCCGCACCGTCCAGGTCAGCGTGTCCGACTCCGCGTCGCAGACCGCCTACGGGAAACGCGGCCTGCCGTCCGGGATCGACCTGGGGGACGCCACCGTCGAGGACACCGTCGCCGTCGCGACCATCTTCGTCACCCGGTACGCCCAGCGGCAGCCGATCGTGTCGATTCCCGTCGCCAACCTCAACGACAAGCGGCTCACCCAGCAGCTCGCCCGCGACCTGTCCGACCGGATCCACATCACCGACACCGAGACCGGGCTGAACGCCGACTTCTTCATCGAGCAGATCTCCCACGCCACGTCCGGCACCGGCCGGGTCCTGACCACCACGTTCGGCTGCGAGAAAGCCGACGCCACCAGCCCGGCGAACGTGTTCACGTTCGACGCGGCGACGAACGGCAAGTTCAACACGGGGAAGTTCGGGACGTGACCGAGGGCAGCGTCAGGCGGCTGGAATGGACGCGGATGCGCGTCCCTGCCGGGGCCAGGGCCGGGGGCACCGCCCGCGCCTATATAAATCATGGTCGTTGGGTCGCTGATTGCGGGCAGCCCTACTGCAACGGTGCCGAGATGCTCGAACCGCGGCAGAGGCAGATCCACTGCGCCAACTGCCACTGGGAAGGCATGGTGCAATGGCCCGCGGACGCGGACGCCATCTGGGAGGTACTGGCCGTCCGGCCGGTGCCGGGCACCCGGAACTGGTTCCCGTCCGGGCACGAGCTAGCACTGAGGTCCGGTGTCGTGCACGGGCAGACAGTGGCCGACCTGGTGGCCGAGAACCACGAATACGGGATCAGCTAGCGCGCTGTCCCTTCCTGTTCGCGACGTGCACGCTGCGCGACTCGCATCCGATGACGCGATTCTTCGCTATGGCGGCGCCCCGTGCCATGATGCCGGGCATGCTCAGACTGGGTGAGCTTCTCAAGATTCTCGATCCGGTCGTCCGCTGGATCTTCGTTCACGTGATGGATGATGTCTCCCAGTCGCACGGGGTCATCCGGATGATTGATGTTCCATACGTACTGGTAGCGCTGAATGTAGCCGTCGCTCCTAATGGTGGGGTGAAGGTGCCGTTCCGACTTGGGTACACGAATGAAGATCCGGCCCTCGTTGCTCGTCCATGTCCCGCCTAGCCAGTTGGGATTGTGCTCGGCGGATGTGGACTGGCTGATCTTCGCCTTGACTTCGGCGGTCATGCGGCCCGGGTCCTTGTTGGCGCAGGCCCGGGAACAGAACCGCGGCGGCTTGGCAGCTGTGTGAATCCTCGTGAACTGCTGTTCGCAGACGGGGCATATCTTGGTAGTCTTCACCTCGCAATTCTACTAGACAGCCAGAGAGGGGGTGGTCCAAATCGCATGGAGTGCCCCAATGACTGCGGTGAGTGGTAGCGTGTTCACAGCCAGTCAATTCAACACGTACGTGCGCGATTTAGGCAATCTCAACGAGACTGCCCCCGCCAAAGCCACCGCAGCCGGACAGATATTCGTCTCGACCGCGGCCAACACGATCGCGGCCAGGCTGGTCAACGCCGACTACATCGCCACGCAGGAGACCACCACCAGCACCACCTACACGGATCTGGCGACGACCGGGCCGACCGTCACGGCCACCACGTCAGCGTCCGCGATCGTCGCGATTTACTGCAATATGTTCCACTCCACCGGCCTGGCCTCGTGGATGAACTACGACATTTCCGGCGCCACCACGGATGCGAGCAATGACAACCGGTCGCTCCAGCTGCAGTCGACCGGCGGGCAGCACGTCGGCGCGACGTTCTTCCACGGCTCGCTCCTGACCGCCGGGACCAACACCTTCACCGCGAAGTACAGGGTGTCGACGTCGGGGACGGGGACGTTCTCGGTGCGGCGGCTGATGGTCATCCCGATGTGACCGGCCGGGACGGGTATCCCTCCATTCTGGTCACCGGCCGCCACGGGTGAACCCCCCGCTCGTCGACCGGGCAGTCCATGCACACCTGCGCCAACCTTGCCCCCGGCGTCATCGGGCCGCGCCAGTCGACCTGGTGGCCACAGTGCAGGGTGATAATCACCGGGGACCAGTCATCCTCGCTCATGATGGCCTCGCTATGCAGTAGACATTCGCCCGCCGTGCCCCGGCCGGGCCAGACGCGAACCCGGTGCACAGGTTCCCCGGCCCGGCCAGGGTCATGCCCTCCGGCTCCCCGGACCCCGCCCCGCTCATCCTGCCGAGCAGTACGCCCGAGGCGGAGACGACCGAGTAGGTGCCGGGACTGGCGGCGCCCTGCCAGTTGCCGACCCGGGTGCGGCTGGCCAGTGCCCAGCCCTGCTCCACGCCGGCGCCGAGCGCGGCGGGGACGGTGAACCGGGCCAGCGCCGCATACCGGTGCTGCCTGAACGCGGCCAGGTCATAAACCGCCCACCGGAACGCGTGCAGGCCCGCCGACCAGTACTGCACCGCGATCAGCCCGTCAGCTACGTCAATTGAGGGGGTCTGCTCGGGGGCGCCCGCGTTGACGCCGAACCGCTCCACGCTGGCCGGGGTGAGCGTCGCGCCGTTGTGCCAGGTAAACCGGGCGATCTGGTTGCCGTAGGACCCGGCCAGCGCCCAGCCCCGCGCTGGTTCGGCCGTCGCGTGCACCTCGGTCCAGATGCCGCCGGACCCGTCGACCCCGACGGACAGGCCGTGACCGAACCCCGCCAGGTGCATCCACCCGAGCCGGGCACCCGACGCGGACACCCGGGTCAGGGTCAGGTCACCGGACGACGCGGGCTTACCCCAGGTCAGCTGGGCGAATATCCACACGCGGCGGGCCGGGTCGTAGGCGAAGGACTGCATGACGGACGGGTCGTGCAGGGCCAGGCTCGTGAACACGGCCCGCGCCGGGGCGGTCGTCGCAGCGGCTGACGCCGGGGTCGTGGCGGCGCTGGCGCACCCTGCGGCCAGCGCCGCCACGGCGATCAGCATCCTGTTCGCGTGCATGACTGGCATCGTACGCAGGGGGCGTGATGGCGGACGGCGACGACACCCGCGCCCCCTACACCGAGCTGATACCCCGGCCGGACCCCACCCGG